CTACTTGTCGGCACATACGACCACCTCCGTTTCTTCGGCGGGCTCGGGTTCATCGATCACCAGGTCGTCGGGCAGGAACTCGATGCGGGCGTGCTGGGCCAGCCGGGTGAGGAACTCGATGTCGGCACTCACCGGGTCTTCCGGGAGCGGCCTGCGGTTCGGGCCTTCGACGCGCAGGAGCACCTCGTCGCGGTACTCGGCCACCGGCAGTTCGGCGCTGAACGGGGTCTGCAGGCGCATCAGCTCGACGATGGCGGACGGCGTGTCGGCGGCAAGCACGGTCCCGTTGCCGGGGATGGGCTTGCCGTCGGTGGTCTCGGGATGGATGCGGATTCTCATGGCGTTGTCCTCTCGTTGGGGGCGGCCGGGCGCGCTGGCCCGGCCACCCGGGTTTGGGTTCAGGCGTTGGCGGCGGCGACCGCCTCCGGGCGTCCGTTCTTCCAGGCGGCGCTCCCCGGCATGTTGGCCATCAGGTGGAGGCGCGCGGTCTTGAACTCGTCGCCGATCAGCCCGAGGCGGAGGAGCCAGCATCGGAAATCGTACTTGGCGCTGGTGGCGCTGAATTCGCGTTTCTTGCTGGAGGCGGCGCGGGCGGTCAGGGCCTTGGCGGCGATGGCCAGGCAGAACTGGATGTAGGCCTTGATCTTCCCGGCGTGCAGCGTGCTCTCGAAGTAGCGGAACTCGACCGTGCCCCGGTACCAGACGTTGTGCAGGTTGACCCCGTGGTAGCGGGTGCTGTCGTAGTGGATCGGGTTGGTGTTGTGGTACCCGTACCAGAGGCGGTTGAGTTCGTCGGTGGTGGTCGGGCGGCTGGCCTCGATCCGGCGGATCAGCTCGTCCTCGACCGGGCGGGTGTAGCGGGCCTGGCGGCTCTGGCTGACCCCGAGGGCGTGGAGGATCAGGGGTTCCTGCTTGTGGACCAGCTTCGCCAGGTTCGCGAGCCTGCGCCCGTCGAAGGGCGCGGCGTCGATGTGGATGTGAATTCCGCAGGTGGTGTCGACCTTGGCCCCGGCGCGGCGGATCGCGCGCACCACCTCCTGGAGCTGTTCGAGGTCGTCGTACCCGAGGACCGGGCTTACGACCTCGGCCTGCAGGTTGCGCGGTACGTTGGTCAGAGAGGCGTCGGCCATCACCTTCCAGGTCCGCCCGCGCAGGTCGGCAACCTCCCAGGGATCGTAGCAGGCGGGGTTCGCGCTGTGGGTTACGGTTCCGCCCACCACCGAGTGGATCGCGTAGGCGACCTCGCGGCGGCTGCGTTGCACGGTCTCGATCTCGATTCCGAATCTGATCTCGCGGAGGTTCATCTGTCGGCTCCTTTGGTTCTGTAACTCGTTCTGTGCCAGTCGGTTGGTACTGTTCGTGTTCACGGTCACACATTCGCTCCACACGGGCACACAGCAAGGCGTCCAGGCACACTTTTTTGAGAGATTCTCGAAGATTTATCATGTTTTCCAGCAACAGGTTACGAATCTTGAGCCAGCATGCCGCCAGGGCGTGGCGAAGCCGCTCCAGGCAGGCCGGAGAGAGAGGGATGCGGCCGGGCCTCAGCGGGCGAGCTGGTTGGCCGGACTCGCGGGCGCGGCGGTGCGCCAGTCGAGGAAGATTCCAGCCTCGGGGCCCCGGGCTCCGGCAGCCATGGCGGCCACGACCAGGTGGATGGGCGCGGCCTGGGCGAAGGCGTAGAAGTAACTGCCCCGACCCGCCGCGAACGGCACGGCGGCCAGCGGCTGGCCCGTCGTGTCGACCGGCGACGTGGCCCCTGCCCAGATGCCGAATTGGAAGGCCTGCGGCAGCAGCTCGGCGGCGATCTCCCAGCGGACCACCCGGCGCTGGTTGAGAATCTCCCCGCGCAGGTTGAGAATGGCGGGCAGCCCGGCGTAGAGGATGCGGCCGTCCCGGATGCTGACGCTTGTCGATGCCCGGCCCATGCAGTCGGTCCAGAACCACTCGGCCGGACGGGGTTCGATCTGCCAGTGGCCGTCCGGCAGCGCCACGTCCACGAGTGTGCCGCCCGAGCCATCGGGATTGGCGGGCACGAAGCCGAGATCGAGGTTCTCGCCGGTCGCCGCGTTGCGGGCGATCAGCCGCCAGCCCGCCGGGATGAAGGCGTCGTGGCGCGCGGGCACCGCGATGCCCTGGGGCGCACGCATGGTGAGGCGCACCGGATGCAGGGCGTCCTGCCGAGCCCGGGCAAGGAAGCACAGCGGGACGCGCTTGCCGGTCGTGTCTCTGGCGCTGGTCAGATGCGGGATCGTCCAGACCAGGAGCTTGCGCGCGCCGGGGTGCTCGCCCGTGGTGACACGGTTGACGGCGCGGATGTCGAAGAGGTCGCCGGAGGCGGCGAAGGTCGCCTTCATGCCCGCCCCGAGACGGGCAACGTGAACTGCGTGTTTGCCGTCGACCAGGGCCTTGATGAACGCGGCCCCGGCAGTGGCGGTCAGGGCGCGGGCGTCCAGGCCGAGGACGGTCCGGGCACACTCCAGGACGGTGAGGTATCGGCGCACACCGGGCCGAACCGCACTCAGGGCACGGGTCAGCGCGACGATGTACTCCGCGTCGGCCCGGGCATCCGAAGCACCAGATGTCCGACCGCGAGCGTCGGCGCATGCCCCGGAACTGGCTTCGACGGTGTATCTGGTGGCAAGGGCGCGAGTCAGCGATGCTGCCCGTTCAAGCTCCTGGTCGGCAAGGGCTCGGGCTGCCGCCATTCCAGTGCTCGGGGCACGCAGTTCCCCTCGCGCGACCGCAACGGTGCGGTGCCGGGGATCGATGTGGAGGAACAGGCCCTTCCCCGCGTTCCAGAGCACGGATGCGAAGAGGTCCGGGTCGAGCGGGACGGTGTTCCAGACGCACGTCTCGTCGATCCGACCGTCCCAGGAGTTGCCGTAGCTGTGGGTGTCATGCTCGTAGTCGTAGACCCAGCCGCAACCGAGCGTGAACGGCGACCAGCCCTGGGCCAGGCCGCCGTTGCCGGAGTAGGTGTTTCCGGTTGCCGCGAGCAGGCCGTCCAGGTAGAGCCGCAGATGCCCCTTGGCGTCATAGGTGAAAAGAACGTGGTGCCAGACCCCGGCGCTGATGCTGCCGGACTGACAGTGGGCGTAGTCCCAGTCGTGCGTGGTTATGTTCACGTGGATGCGGTTCTGGTAGCCGAGGGACACAGACCAGGGGCCCATCCCGCCCATGTCGTCAAGGAACCCGGCGACGCTCCGGTAGCCAAGCGTGTCGGCATAGAGCCAGGTCGAGAACGTGAGTGCTGTTCCCGCCCCCCATGCCGCGAGCGGTCCCAGGTCGTTTCGTTCGCGGTACAGCCCGTCCGATCCGGCATTGGCGAGCCTGCAGGCCAGCCCGTCCAGACCGGGCACGCCGGTCGGGACGCTGTGCGGCGACAGGTCTTCGCCCGACATCGCGTCGACCCGTGTTCCCGTGTCCTCCTCGAGCTTCCAGCATGAGACCAGATGGGTGCCGAGCGCGTCGATCACGGGGTTGCCGAAGCCGGTCCCGGAGACCTCGCGGGAGGCGTGACGGACGGCAGATGCCGCGTGGGTGGGGTCGAGACCGAAGAGGAACTCGAACGCATCCAGGCGCTCATGACGGGCCGTCGCCCGCGCCGCCGGGCGAACGGCGGGCGAAGTCCTGACCAGCAGGGCTGCCGCCCCGAACCGGGCGTTGCTTCCGGCCAGTGCCAGCTCTGCGGTCGCCCTGAGACGCACCCCACACAGGCCTGCCGTATTGGCTCGTCCGGCCGGGACGACAGGGCTGCACGCCTGGTTGATGCTGCGGATCGCGGAACGGCAGCCACTCCCCGCGCGGACGATCACCGGCTCCGGGAGGAAGGCAATGCCGTGGATGATGAACCCGGCGGCTCCGTCCACGCCGTTCACGAGCGCGCAGTCGCTCCACCAGTCCATCCCGTTGTAGAATGTCCAGTAGTCGGGCATGAAGGCAAACAGGTCGTAGAACCCGGCGTACATGCCATCGCGCTGGATGTAGCCCTCGCAGAACGGCCCTGGGCCCGACCATCCGGCGCTGTCGGGAGTGTAGTCGAACACGACGATCTGGCCCCCGAGGTCGGCCAAGACCGTCTCCGGGAAGTTGGCGGTGGCCCCGCACATGGATGTGTTGAGAGTGATCATGCGTCCGCGCGACTCCGTTTCGCGTTCAGTTCCGGTCGAAGAACGCTTTGAAGCCGAACTCGCGGACCAGCCGCACGTAGCGCCGCGCCTCGCGCCGCCGCAGCGTGGTCAGCCACTGCGGGCCGCGCGCGCTGCGGATGATCGCGTCCAGGTTGTCGCGGAGCCGGTCGTCGGCTTCGATCTTTCCGGCAGGCGTGTGCGGGAGCCGGGCATAGTCCCAGTCGTGGATGTCGAAGGCCTGGCGGCAGTCGAGGGCCCAGAGGCGGTCGGCGAAAAGGCGCACCCAGCGCAGCCACCAGGGCAGATAGCGGTCGAGCCAGCGCGGGCCCGCCCCGTTGCATACCTGGGCGCGCTCCTGCGGCGAAGCGTCCCAGTAGGAACGCAGCGCCCACAGCCCGTCGGTGCCGGGCACGTCGCGCCGCTCCGCGCGGTCGGCATCGGCAGCCAGCGTCATGTCGTTCATCGGTTCGGTCATGGTGTCCCGTCCGTAAGGTTGAGGGTTGAAGGAGATGCCCCCGCCACGGCCCGGAAGGAGGAGACGTGACAACCGTGGCGGGGGCGAGGGATCACTTTCCGCCTCCGTCGCCGGAGGTGGACGGGAGCGTGCGGAAAGGCTCGGTCACCGTCGCCGGGACCTCCTTGCCGCCGGAATCCAGCAGCACCTCGACGGCCGCCAGTCCGGCTCCGGCGGGCGTGGCCCGGTAGACTTCCTTCAGGACGCCCCGGACCGCTTCGCCGGTGGCCGCGACGCCCTCGACGATCATGCCCTTGCGGACTTCGAGCGCCTTGCGCACCGCCTCGGCCGCAGCCGCCTTTTCGGATGCCGGAGCTGCGGCCCAGACGGCGGCGAACTCGCTGTTGACCGTACTGGCCACGCCGCCGCCGGTGACGTAGGTGAACATCCCGTCCAGCGTCGCGTCGCGGCTGACCTCGCCGGTGAGCGGGTTGCGGGCCCAGCCGCCGAGCACCAGCCAGGCCTGGTCGACGTTGCCGAAGTCGCGCATGGAGTTCAGCAGCCCCACCGCCACGCCGCCTTCCATGGCCGGTTTGCCGTCCGGCAGGATCAGGGGCGTGCCGTCCGGGTTGCGCACCACGCGCTGCACCTGGGTGTACCCGGCCGCGCCGCTCTTCGGGACGTTTCCGAGGAAGTCGGCCACGACCGGCGACCCGCTGCGCACCTGCTCCAGGCGGACCTGTTCGGTCAGCGTGGCCAGGCGCGCCTGCATCTCCGTCTGGCTAAGGTTCTGCGTGCTCTTGCAGCCCGTTGCCGCCAGCATCAGCATTCCGGCACCGGCGATCACCAGCGCCATCGTTCTCTTCATCGTGTTGGGTTTCATCTTGCACCTCGCTTGTCTGTTGTGTGTTTCGTCGGTTCGATCATCGGGTCGTATCGGGTGTGCTGTCATGGGCTCATGGCTTTCCCCCCTTCCGTGGCTATGCCCAGAAGTAGACCGCGTCGGCGATGATCTCCTTGCGGGCCCGGTGGTTGTCCATGATCCACTCGCGCCGCCAGACGCCGCGCATGCCGCTCGAGGCCAGGTCGCCCATGTAGAGGGCGTCCTCCTCGTCGGTGGGTGCGGAGAAGGCCAGTCCGGCCGGGGCGGCGCTTTCGCCGTCGGGGTTCTTGAACTGGCTGTTCACGTCGGGCGTGTCGAGGGCGAGGTCGATGTCCGGCATCACCACGAGGTGATCCCCGGCGCTCCAGTTGGCGGCGACATGGTCCCGCAGCCCCTTCACGTCCGCGCCGTTGGCAAGGCCGAAGACGATGCCGGAGTTCTGCAGGTTCTCGTTGTCGTTGAAGCTGCCGGTGACGCTGGAGAGGTAGAGATAGCCCGCCGCGTTGCTGGTGCCCCAGCTCCCGGAGTTGACCTGGACCGAAACCACGCGCCCGGTCGCGCCGGAGTTGGCCCCGTCGATGACCGCGCCGACGGCTGGCGCGTTGGTGCCGTTGTCGAAAGCCAGGCGGGTCCAGTCGCTGGCGGCCTCGCAGTAGAGCGTCGGGCCGGAGCGGTACTTCACATAGCGGCAGTCCCCGGCTCCGGCGTTGGCATCGGTGTTCTTCACCCAGAACGAGCGTCCCGGCCAGTCCGCGCCGCCGTCGATGTTGATGGTGCCCGCGTCCGGGGTCAGGCTCTGCCCGGCGGCAATGGTGGTGGCCAGGCCACCGGGGCTGACGGTGTGGACGCACAGGTCGACCATGGTGTCGGCGGGGTCGGTGTTGCGGCAGATCTCGAGGCGGAAGCGAATCTTGCCTTCGCCGCCGGTCTCATAGCCCTCATAGTCCGGGCAGAAGAACCCGCGCGGATAGGCCAGCGTGAAGACCTCCTGGGCGTTGCTGCCGGGGAGGCTGGCCGCGACCACGTCGACGATCACGTAGCCCTGATCGTCGGCGGCGTGGATGGCCGCGCCGGTGACATCGGCGAACACGTCCAGCGCCGGGCCGTTCCTGCCCGCCGCGCCCACCTGGATGGTGACCTCGTGGCGGGTGGCATCATAGCTGACATAGAGATCGCTGGCCCCGAGGCGGGCCGAGGCCTTGTGGATGGTCAGTCCGGTGATGTTGGCGCAGGCGATGGGCGTGAACTCGGGCATGTCGCCGCCCACGACCATGCCGAAGGTCTCCTGGCTGGAGCGGCGGTTGCCGCCCAGGGCCAGGCGGAAGGTGTCTCCGGCCTGAGGCGCGGCGGGCAGGTCGCGCGACAGCGTCAGCGTGTCGGTGCCCCCGTCGAAGCTCTGGACGTGGAAGACCGCGCCCTGGAGTTGCGGCGTGAGCGTGTCGGGGTCGAACCAGCCCACCGCCCCGTCCCAGTAGCCGGAAGCCTGGGTCAGGGCGGCATCCCGAATCGTGCGGACGGTGCCGCTGTCCAGGGTGTACTGGGTCAGCGGGTCGCCGTCGGCGGCCAGGTAGCGGGAGGCGTAGAAGGTTCTCAGTTTGTCGGCAGTCGGGGTAGGCATCGTGTGTTTCTCCTGTGACTATGGGTTGACGGTGATCTCGAACAGGCCGGGGCTCGTGCCGTCGGCGACGTCGATACGGTTCGGGAGTCCGGGCGGCTCCATGGCGAAGCAGCGCCAGGCCAGGCGGATGGACTCGTTGCCGTACTCGTCCACGGCCTCGACCCGCAGGAAGTGCCAGACGCCGCCCCGCCCGTTCAGCTCGATGGGCAGCTCGATCGCGATGGGCAGCCCCCGGAAGTCGCTGGCGGCGCGGTCGAACACCCGCCGTTCGCTGCCGCCGCCTTCGCGGTGATAGAGGCGGTAGCGCGCCGCCTCGGCGAGCGGGTTCCACTGGAGGATCGGGCGGGTGGTCGGTGTCTCGAAGATCGGCGTGGCGATCCCTTGGGGCGGCAGATCGTGGACCTCGAGGGCCGGGCATTCGCCGACCGGCAGCGGCACGGGCACCGAGCGCTCAAGGGTGTCGAGGAAGAGCGGCCCGTAGAGCTTGACGCCGTTGACGAACACCCAGCTTTCGAGCGACGCCTCGGCGGCCTGCCAGTGCAGCAGGCTCTGGCGGGCTCCGTCGGCGGTCAAGTTGACGTGTTCGTTGATCATGGCGTCTCCGGTCAGCGATAGGTGTTGTAGAGGTCGCAGGTCAGGCCGAGCCAGCGCTCGCTGCCGAAGCTGACCTCGCGCCAGGGAATGCGCGGCAGCGGCGCAAGCGGATCGGGGGTGAAGGTCCCGCCGTCGTTCAACCACTGCTCGAAGCCGGTGATGCCGGGCAGCAGCGTCGAACGGGTCATCGAGCCTGAAGAGTCGATGCAGATCAGGACTTCGCGCGGGTGCGGCAGCGTGGGGTCGCCCTTGCAGTCTTCGTAGGCGGTCACCATCTCGGTGGCCGAGGGATTGCGGCTGATGGTGCTGTAGTTGATCTCCGGCGGACAGGTCCGGTCCGGCGGGATGATGTCCAGCGAGCCCTGGCCCGCGACCTTGTGGACGGCGGCGAAGTCCGGTGGGCCGTTGGCCGTGACCAGGTTGCCCCAGCGCACCACGTCCGCATCCCAGTTGGCGTGCCCGGACGGGTAGTAGATGCTGGACGCCTCGTCGATGAAGATCAGGATCATGCCGGGGGCCATGCCGCCCTTGAGCGGCACGACCACCGAATCCGCCGCCATGGCGATGGGCCCGGACTGGTCGCGCGTGGTCATCGAGGCGACCTTCAGCGCCACGTCGACGCCGTCGGCCGCCATCCCGGCGATGGTCAGCATCCCCGACTTCGAGGGGGAGCCGAGCCGGTAGGCGACGATGTTGCCGTCGATGCCCATCAGCGGAACCAGTGTGCTGCCGGACTTGATGGGCATGGTCAGGACTCCGGGATCACGTCGAGGGTGAAGGACGATCCCACCGTGCCGCCGTTGCTGTCGACATGGCGGACGCTGATGGTGTGGGAATAGGTGTTCTCGTCGCTGACCGCTTTCAGTACGGGCGGCACGCCCGAGTAGCGGGCGTAGGCGTAGTAGCCGCTGGCGTACTCGGTACCCATGACCAGAAACCCGAAGCGGTTGGCGGTGAGCGACCAGGAGCCGTTGCGGGTGCCGATGAAGTCGCCGGGCCCGAGGCCGCTCGTGTCCACGCGGAAGCGCATCACGTCCCCGATCCGCAGCGCGGCGGTCTCGCCGTCCGGCAGATCCGCTCCGGTGTAGGCGATGACCTGGAGGCGGCTGTCGCCGTCGGGCTTCTTCACCCGCACCTTCCAGGGCTCGCCCGTGCTCGCGTCGATCATGCAGGCATAGCCGTCCCGGATCGTCTCGCCGCTGGCGTTCTCGATCAGCAGCCGGGGCGCGTCGTTGACCGGGAAATGAACCACCGCCCACTTCTCGCCCGTGCCCGCCTGCTTCCAGAGGATGCGGCACGATCCCTGCCAGCCGCTTCGCTGCTTCGCGGTAAGGGTGGGATTGGGATCGGCGTAGTCGTGTGCATCGACCGTGACGTCCAGCTTCACGGGCGTCACGCCGAAGAGCATGGCGTGGCCGACCTTGCCGTCCTTCAGCGGTTCCTGGAGCACCACGTAGCGGCACTCGTGCCGATTGGCGGCCGCGATGTCCGCAAACAGCTTCACGTCGAAGACGGGCGCGCGGGTGCGAAAGCGCTGCTCGCTATCGGGATCGTCCGGGCGGATGGCCAGGTCGTCGATCCACAGCGTCGAAAACTGGTTCTGATCCGCGCCCGACTTGTTGCGCACCAGGACGATGCCCTGGCGATAGGTGCTCAGCATGGACCGCGCGCCGAAGCTGTTCTGGCGCTGCCGGTAGTCCATGGCGGCATCGACAAAGGCGTTCCAGTCGTCGGCCCGGGGCCGGAAGCTCTGTCCGCTGGCGACTTTCTTGAGGGTCATGGCCGCATCCTCCCTATATCCCCAGGCTGCCGAAGTTGGTGCCGTAGTAGACCTTCTCGATGTAGACGGCCACGGGCTTCTTCACGACCTGCTTGACGGTGTCGTCCACCTCGTCGGCATAGCGGACCCACATGTAGTCCCAGCCCAGTTTGGTGGCGACGGAGATGCCGCCGACGGTGAAGCTCGAGCGGTTCTGCGAGACGGCGAAGCGGTAGGTGATCTCCCAGAGGTCCTCGCGACCGTCCCCGCGCCGGACGCCGCTCGCGCCGAGGAACAGCACCTCGCCGGGGTCGTAGCCCCGGAAACCGTCGTTGTTGTACATCCCGGTCTTGCGGGCCAGGGCGTTGCGGAAGCTCTGGGTGACGGTCGAGCGCGGCAGGAAGTGGGTCTCGGTGAAGTTGTAGACCGGCTGGATGATGTCGACGCCCGCGACGTTATCGCCGTCGTAGCCGATGGCCCCCTGGTAGTCCGGGGCGCTGGCCGGGTAGCGGTTGCGGGTCGAGAGCGACTGGGTGATGTGCTGGGTGCCGCCGCCGGTGTCGAAGGTGTAGACCGTCTCGGGATCGTCGCCGTCCTCGGTGGTGTTCATCTGCTGGTAGCGGACCGCGACCTTCCAGGTGGTCTCGTTGATCCGCTCCTCGACCTCTACGGCGTCCCGCCGCAGGCCGCTGAACCACTCGCTGCTATAGCCGTGGACCGCCAGGACCGCGTCGTCCTCGTCGAGGGCGTCGAAGACGAAATACGGCACGTCGGCGGTGACGTAGTTGCCGTAGTTGTTCATCGACTGCGTGCGGTCGAAGAAGGCTTGTTCCACTCGCGCCATCGGTCACGTTTCTCCTACAGGAAAGCCAGGCCGGAGTCGTTCCGGTCGTCCAGCTTCTGGTTGGTTCGTTTCTGCTGCCGGACCATCTCGGCGGTGTTGGCCGCGACGGTGTCCGAGGCCCCGGCGGCGGCCAGGGCCCGGAGACCCGCGAGGTCAAATGCGCCCTGCACCTCGATCTTGCCGCCCGCCAGCGCCGGGGCGGCGGCCTGCACGCGGTCGATCAGCGCGTCGATGCTCTTGGCGTCGGGCTTGCCCGGTTCCCGGTCGCGCGCTTCGCCCCGCTTGCGGGCGGCCTCGGCAATGGCCGCCTTCCATTCCGCGCGGGCTTGTTCGAGCGCCTCGGCGGAGGCCTTGAGATCGGCGGCGGCCTTTTCGTCGAGCGCGGAACGCTCGGTGGCGGTGGCCGTGTCCACATCGCGACGCGCCTGCTCCATCTCGGCCAGACGGCCCTGGTTGCCGATGGCCTCCTGGCGTTTCAGTTCGGCCACCCGTTCGCCCTGGCGGTCCACCAGGGCGGAGTCCTCGGCCTGTTGGCGGGCCTTCATGTCGCGCCGGTCGGCTTCGATCTGGTCCTGCATGGCGGCCATCTCTGCGTCGAGCTGGCGCTGTTCCCCGGCGTAGTCGTCGCGCAGCATCTGCTTGGCGGCATCGGTGTCGAGGCTCTCGTCGAAGTAGCCCATCACGTCGATGGCGATTTCACCGATCCACTGCTGGGCGCTCTTGATGCCGGACTGCACCCGGTTCCAGGCCTTGAAGATCAGGCTGACCAGCTCCATCCACATCTGCCCCATGGCCTGGGTGACCTTGAGCCAGCCGAACTCGATCAGGTGGAAGCCCTCGAGCAACGGCTCGGCAATGCCGTTCTTGATGGCGATCTCTTTCAGCGCGAACCACAGCGTCTGCCAGGTCTTGAGCAGCCCGGCCTTGACGCTGATGCACACCTCCAGGATGCCGTTCTTGAGATCGAGCCAGAGGCCCAGCAGCGTGTTCATGCCCTTCTGGAAGACCAGCTTCAGCGACAGCCAGAGGATGCGCGCGGCCAGTTGGATGTCCCCGGCCGCCAGGGCGTCGCCGATGCCCTTGAACGATTCACGGGCGACCTCCCGCAGCCAGGCGAATTGCTCGCCCAGCCAGGCCAGCGCCTTGCCGCCCACACCGGAGGCATAGACCAGATAGCCGCCCAGCGCGACCACGGCGACGGAGACCAGGCCGATGGGCGTGAGCAGTGCGCCGAGCACGCTGCCGATGACGCCGATGGCCGTGCCCACCGCCGAGGCGATGGAGGCCAGGCCCCCGAGGGCGAAGGCCAGGACCGCCGCCGAGGAGCCGACCGCCACCAGCATCCCGCCGAGTGCGCCGACGGCCACCACCACTTTGACGGCGGCGATGACCAGGCCCTTGTTGTTCTGGATCAGCTCGCGGAGCATCTTGCCGAAGCGGGTCAGCGCCTTGGCTGCCTTGCCGACCGGTTCGGCCAGCGCTTCGCCCATCACCGAGAGCACGACCAGCGCCGCCTGCTTGAGCTGGGCGAAGCTGTGCGCCAGGGTGTTGGTCATCTTGCCGTAGGCCTCGCCGGTCGCCCCGGCGCGGTTGCCCATGGCCGCCACGTCCTCCGCGAAGCCCTGCATGTTCCGCAGCGCGGGAAGCACACCCTTCATGGCGCGGATGTTGGGGAAGAGCGTGGCGATGGCGTCGGGCGGCAGTTGGCTGATGCGCTTGAACACCCCGATCAGGCCCTCGCCCTCGAGGGTGGCCACGTCGAGCGAGAAGCCAAGCTGCCGGGCCAGTTCCGCGCCCTCGGCGGACGGCTTGAGGAAGGTGGACATCACCGCGTTGATGGCGGTGATCGCCTCCTCGGTCTGGATGCCGCTGCGGGTCAGCGTGGCGATGCTGGCTCCCAGCTCGTCCATGCCCACCCCGACCGAGGCGGCGATGGTGGCCACCTTGCCGATGTTGGGCGCGAGTTCGCCGAAGGTGGTCTTGCCGCGCTTGACGATGCTGAACAGCCAGTCGGAAACGTCGGCGGCGCGCTCGGCCCCGAGCCCGTAGGCGTTGAGCATGGTGGTGATCGCGTCGGCGGCGGTACCGGTGTCGGTCAGTCCGGCCTTGGCGGCCCGGGCCGACGCGGCCAGCACAGCCAGCGCCTGTTCGGCGGGCACCGAGGCGGAGAGGATGTCGTAGAGCCCCTTGGCCAGCGTCTCGGTCGACTCGCCGAACTCGACCGACATGTCGCGGATGCCCTCGCGGAAGCCCGGCATGTGCTTCTCCGGCTCGGCAAGCATGGTCGAGACGTTGGCCATCTGCTGCTCGAAGTCGGCATAGACCTTCACCCCGCCGACGAACGGCATGGCCATCATGCCGCTCAGCAGCACCATGCGCTTGCCCACGTCGCTGACGGAGCTGGCGAAACCTTTCAGCCGTTTCTGCGCCGCTTTCAGGCCGCGCACCAGCGCGGAGTTGTTGACGGACAACTCCACGTAGGCGGCTCCGGCTCGAATGTCGGCACTGGATGGCATCTATCGACTCGCTTCGTTGGTTGGTTCACTCTTCACAAACACGTCCCGCAGGATGCGGAGGCCCTTGCCCCGGATCACGGTCTTCGGCTTCTGCTCGTGCGGGTTGAAATCCTCGGGCTTGAACGGGCGCTGCTTCCGGGGGTCCCGGTTGACGTTGGCCACCAGCGACATCATCGCCGCCGTGTGCCGCCAGGCATCCCGGCTTTTCGCCTCCGACATCCAGAGCAGCTCCCGCAGGGTGTGCGGGCCCGGGTCTACTCCTGCGACGGCGGCAAGCTCGAAGAGGGATCGGTAGGCGAGTTCAGCGCGGCCTCGATCCGGCGTTCCAGTTCCGGGTCGTCCAGCCTCGCCTGGGCGTACTCCACCGCCCGCGCCTCCACCGAGTGCAGCTTCGCCAGGGCCTTGTGCAGGACCCGGCGTTTGCCCTGGGGGAAAAAATCGACCAGCTCCTCCAAGAGCGCGGTGGTCGCGTGCTCGATGGCGTCGCCCGCCATGGCCCGCCCGAAGTCTTCGTCGCTCACGTTCTGGGCGTCGGCCTCGGGCTTGCACACCACGTAGATCACGTCGCAGAGCAGCACCGGGTCGGAGGAGAGCTGTTCGAGCAGCTCGCCTTCCACCGCCGCCATCAGGTTCACGTCCAGGGCGCTGCGCACCCGCTTGATCGCATCGACGTTGACGCTGACCGTCCAGGTGCGGCCCGCGTTGTCCTTGAAAGTTTTCATCGCTTCTGTCTCCTGCTTCCGGTTGGGATCGGGGTGCGGAGCGGGCGGCCGGGTCGCGACCGCCCGCCCCGCCGGGAACGGTTACGGGGTCGGTTCCACCCACGCCGGGGCGCGGGTCGAGTAGGTCGGCTTGGCCGTGACCGAGACGGTGATCGCCTCCTCCAGCGCTTCCTTGCGGCTGAAGTTGGTGATCGAGAAGTCGGCGTCGAGCCCCTCGCCGCCCGCCCCGTCGAGGATCGCCAGGGCAATCGGCTCGTTGTTGAAGTAGGCGTCCTTGATCGCCGCGAAGCCCGCGTCGTCCGAGTCCCAGATCATCTCGAACTCGACCGAACCGGTCTTCAGCGTGCCGACGGTCGCCCGCCAGCCGGAGTTGCCGCGCGTGGTCACGTCGGCTTCGCCGGACTCCAGGTTGAGGGTGACGTCCTTGACGTTGGTCAGCTCCGTGGTGGCGGTGGCACCCGCCGCGCCGTAGTAGAGCTTCGCTTCCATACCGAGTTTGATGGACATGGTTCTGTTCTCCTGTCGTTGGGGTTGGTTTGGGCGGGTTCCAACCCGCCCGGTTGACTGCTTCCTATGCCTTGATCGAGTCTGCCCACATCCGGGGCAGTCGGCTCCTGATCTTCATCAAGGCCGGGCCCATCAGCGGGCGTTTCGGGTACACCTGCCGCTTGTAGCGACCGCCGAACTCGTGCGCGGCGGCGGACCGGCCCACGACCGTGTAGGCCGGGCCGATGAGCACGCGCTCGCGTTCCTTCTCCACCACGTAGCGGACGGCCCGCTTGAGCTGTCCGCGCCGCGTGTGGGGCGGCTGGCCGGGAGGCGAGGCTTTCCGGGAGCGCCGGATGCTCCGCCTGGCGGTCAGGCGCAGCGCCGCTCCGGCGTGCTCCAGGGAGCGGATCGAGCCTTCGGCGGCCCGCCGCCGCATGCCCCGCTCCTCAAATCGACTGGTTGCCTTGATGCGGATCATGGGGTTGCTTCTTCCTCCTTTCGGGGTTGTGCGTTGGTTTCCTCGGCCACGATGGCCTCGGTACTTTCGCGGTCCTGCATCTCGGGCTTGCGGCGCAGGACGCGCACGAAGACCCCGTCCGGTTCGATCGGCATGGGGACTCCGTGTGCGTCCAGGACGACGTGGTCGCGCAGGTCGCCGAGGAGGTCGAGGACAACCCGGGACCAGTGGTAGGCCCGGTCGCAGTAGCGTTTCCGCCGCCACTGCTCCGGCACGGCACTGCGGTCGGTGTGGTTCTCGTGCCGGACGTCGACCGGGATGCAGGTGAGCGTGCCATCAGGCAGCCCCCGCCGCTGAAACGCACAGAAGTAGCGGTATTGGCGGTGGCGCTCCGCGAAGGCCCGGCCCCTGTCCCCCGGAAAGTGCTCCAGGATGAACATGCAGTCGCCGGAACCCGTCACGAGCCACGGGTTGAACACCGTCTGCCCGTTGTGCAGGTCGGCCCAGGCGCGAGTGAACGCCCAGCCCAGGCCCGGCTGGAGCGCGCGGTCGCGCGGCATGCCGGGAAGCGTCTGGCTGGACCAGCTCGGAAGCGGCAGCGACTCGGCCGTGTCGGTCATCACGCGGAAAGGCTGGAACACGTGCCGGGCGTTCCCGGCCAGGCGGTCCCGGACCTTTCTGAACCAGTGCGGGTCGGGGCTCCAGCAGTCCGAGTCGATGGTGAGCACGAAGGGGGCGGCCACGTGTTCGGCCATGAGCAGGTTGAGCAGACCCTCCTTGCGGAAAATCCCGTCGTCCAGGTCGTATTCGGGCAACCGCACGCGCTCCAGCCAGCCGTAGTCGGGAAGTGTCGCCAGGTCTGCGGGCTCGTGCCCGTCCCGGTAGCACCAGGCGCAGAGGACGCGGGGCATGGCGGCCTGGTGGGCGTGCCAGCGGGCGAAGGTCCGAGCCGTGGCACGGGCCCGGGTCGGGCTCTGCCCGTAGAGCGCGACGAGAACATCCAGGTCGGCCAGGCGCATTGGTCGGCCAGGAGAAGGAGGCGGGCAGGCGTTCGCCCTCTCGGCGAGGCCCTTTGCCAGGTTGTAGTCGGGCTTCATCATACGGGCATATCCTGCCAGAGTTGGAAGGTCGGGACGGACCAGGGGGAATTCCAGGTTGCGATGGGCGGGGTGTCCGCCTCCGCGAGGCAGTAGGCGTACACATCCTCACCGGGGCGGGTTGGATCGCCGACATACCAGAAGAAGGCGCTCGAATCCGGGTCGTAGACGGCGTAGACGCCTTCCTGCTCGATGACGCCATTGAGCCGGGCCAGTCCCCACGAGTAGCTCGGACCCGATCCGTGGCAGCGGCAGTGGATCTCGCGGTTCCCCGAGTACACCCACCGCCCGGTGCCAAGGTGGAAGTAGGCCGCTTCGGCAGTGGTGCGCAGAAACCAGGACGCATCCTCGGTCCAGCCGGTGGGGACGTTCAGGCCGTCGACCCACATCCAGGCGTGCCAGACATCGACGACGGTGTAGTAGCCGCCCCCCGCAGGCGGCGGCGGATCGGCATCGGGATCGACGTTGATCCACGGCCAGGACACGCGGTTGCGCCGCCGTGCCATCATCGCCTGGATGTCGCGGAAGTTCCTCACGGGGACACCTCCGCCGCCGCGCAGATCAAGTAGGTCCCGTCGTCCTCGATGACGATGTGCGCCAGGGCGGCCGACGCATCGGCCCACGCCCCCTCGTAGAGTTCACGCGCCATGCGGTTCGCCATGGTGGGGAGGGGGAAGGCCCCCGCGCCGGTCTTCATCGCCGAAAACACGCCGGGGCGCGAGAACGAGATGGTGGCGGCGACGATGTCCTGGTCCTGGGACCAGGTCATCTTCGCGCCCGGAATGACCGGGAAGGCCGGATTCGCCCCGGTGTTGCCCCACGGATAGGTGGACGCATGGCCGAAGCACATCCAGCCCGTGCCGTCATGCCGGTAGTAGCCGGGCGCGCCCTTCGCGACGGGATCGAGGGCGGTCAGCCGGTAGAGCCGGTGCGCGACCGGCTCGACAGGGAGCGCAGAGACCTCGATGGCCGTGTCGCCATCCGCACCGGGCGGCCCTGCGGGGCCGGGCAGGCCGTTGAGCCCGTCGAGGCCGGGGTCGCCCTGTGGGCCGGGCGGCCCGGCCGGACCGGGATCGCCCTGGATGCCCTGGGGACCGACCGGTCCCAGTTCCCCTTGGAGGCCTTGCGGACCTGCTGGTCCGGCGTCGCCACGCACTCCCTGGTCTCCTTGGGGTCCCGGAGGCCCAATCGGGCCGGGATCGCCCTGTAGGCCTTGCGGGCCGACTGGCCCTGTGTCGCCGGGCAGCCCCTGCTCGCCCTGCGGGCCTTGTGGCCCTGTCGGACCTGGTTCGCCTTGGATGCCCTGGGGACCAACTGGTCCCTGTTCCCCCAGGGGACCTTGCGGACCTGCGGGTCCGACTCCACCGGGGATTCCCTGGTCTCCCTGTGGCCCCGGAGGTCCGACCGGCCCGACGTCACCGGACAGTCCCTGCTCGCCTTGGGGACCGGGAGGTCCGACGATTCCTGCTTCCCCTTGGGGACCGGTCGCGCCGGTATCGCCCTTCGGGCCCGGCATCCCCTGTGGCCCCGTGTCTCCCTGCGGGCCAACGGGACCGGGAGCGCCCTGCGGGCCTTGAGGCCCAGGCTCGCCTTGCGGGCCCTGTGGGCCGGGGACGGGAATGGTGCCTGATGCGATGAAATAGCCCATTACCAGGTCCCTCCGATGACGGTGACCTGGTCGCCCGGCGTCCCCTTGACCAGGATGCGCGAGAGGTCGACCCGGTAGACGGCGTGGTACTCGCCGGGCACCCACGGCACGTCGCTGCCGTCGTCGCCCTGGAAGAACACGCTGGCCGCGTTGGTTGGCACGGAGCTGATCTCGAACGATCCCACCAGGGATGCATCCGAGAGGGGGCGGTAGTCGGCGGTGACCTCGATTCGGCGCATGATCATGCTGTTCATCGAATCACCTCGAAGGTCAGGGTCACGACGCTGGTGAACTGCCGGTACTGCTCGATGTGCTCGGGCGCGTAGACCGGCTCGTTCTCGATCTCCACGCAGAGCGCCTCCGGGTAGTCAGGCAACCGTCTGCCGATGCCGAAGCACTGGGTGATCGCCTCGACCAGCTCGAGCAGCGACTCGATGTCGGCCTCGTCGGCGAGCTTGCGCTGGACACCGATGTCGATCTGCACCAGGCGCGAGTTGGCCTGGCGGCTGGCGCGGGCGAAGTTGACCGCGCGCGGCACCACCGAGACCTTGAGGTCGCGCAGGTTCTTCAGGTCGAAGATCGGCCGGAAGACGACCTCGGCCGCGAACTCCTGCGGGAACTCGGCCGCGTTCAGCTTGGCGGCGACGGCATTGGCGATGGCGGTGACGGTGGCCATGGTTGGTTACCTCAGTTCAAAAGGGCGGCGGCGATGGAGCCGATGGCCGCCAGCAAAGCCAGCAGCGAAGCCCCGGCCGCCGCCAGGATGGTTTTCTGCACTTCATGCACCTGCACGCAGGGCGGGCGATGGTGGATACTCGGGTCGCTCATGTGGAGCTTGAGCATCCCCTTCATCTCCGCGACGTCCTCGCGCATCTCGTTCACCACGATCCACAGGTCGCGGCTGTCAGGGTTGTGGCCGTTGGGCATGGGGTCATTCCTCGTCGATCTGTCGGGTGTGGATGCGCAGCGTGGTCTGGTTCACGTCCGACCAGCGCCACTCGGGCTCGCCTGCGGGCGACATCACCTCGTAGCGCCGGTCGGACTCGATGATCAGGTCGCCGGGCCGGGGAATAACCGCCGCGCCGTCGAGCATCAGGTCGACGGCCCGGACCAGGAAGTCGCGGGCCTCGGTGCGCAGCACGCGGCCGTACTCGTCCGCGCTCTCGAACCGCGTCCTGCCGACCGTGGCCTGGAGCCCGATGCGCCTGCCATCGCGCTCGAACCACACGGCGGTGGTCAGATGCTGATGGCGCTGGCGCTCGAGCCAGTCGGCGGCTTTCCCCAGCAGGTTGCTCACTGGTCGAGCCTCACCTGCACGGTGGCCTCGTCGTCCCCGGCTTCGAGAATGCTCTTGCCGAGGTAGGGGAAGGCCGTGGGCGGCGTGCCGCCGTCGTCCGCGTCGGGCGTGGCGAGCGCGCCCCCCGCGTTCCAGTGGAGCTTCACTCCGGCGGCGATGGCCGTTCCGGCACCGGCGGCCTTGGGCATGGCGTAGACGCCGGTCAGTGCCAGCGCCCCCCGTTCCCCGGCCTTGATGTCGAGCTTGGCGATGCCCACCAGGTCGTTCTGGACCACCACGTCACCGGCGTTCACGTCGGCGGCGGGGATGTGGTCGATGGCGTCCCCGCGCTGTTTGAAGACTGCGTTCATGATCGTTACTCCCGTTGTTGAAGGGTTGAGGGTCAGACGGCCACCGTTTCACCCGCGAACTTCACCATCCCCCGGAAGTCCTGTTCGCGGACGCCGAGATCGAAGTAGACGCGGAACTTGATGCCGAGCGTGTCGAAGTCGGCGTCGCCCTTCTCGACCTTGGGGACGCGCTGGCCCTTGAGGTACCCGATCTCGAAGGTGTCGATGATCGCCGGGTCGGCGAACAGGTACCAGGCCAGGCTGGACGCGCCGGGGTAGTTGCCGTTGGAGAGGTACGGGGAGCTGATGACCTCGAGGTCCTCGTCCGCCAGCGCGTTGTAGGTCGGGATGCGCCGCTTCTCGCTCGTGCCCGTGGCGATGTAGAAGGTCGAGTTGAGCAGCTCGCGCGCGGTCATCTTCAGCGCCGTCGGCACCAGCAGGAACTTCGGGCTGATGTTGATCGGCTGCCCGTCGGCATCCACCTGGTCGAGGAAGAGTTGCACCGCCATGCCGAGGCTCTCGCCCGACAGCGCCGTGTCCGTCCCCTCGCGGTAGTTCTTGTGCGCGAGGCTGAACAGGTTGCCGGGATTGGCCAGCAGCCGGGTGAAGAAGAGCTGGTCGATCTTCCGCGCCGCCCGGGCCCCCATGCCGTCCGGCACCTTGAGGAAGGCCCCGAGGTCGTCGTTGTAGATCATCTGCCGGGTCAGGGCGAAGATCTTCCCGAAGGTCCCCAGCTGGTTGGTCGCCTTCTCCTCGGTCAGGCCGCCGTGCTTGATCTCGCCGTCCGGGGCGACTGGCTCCAGGTCGCCGACGTCGGTCAGGCGGTAGCGCTCCGACTCCTTGAAGTCGTTGAGTTCGCCCTCGCTGCACAGCCGCGTGGCGATCACCGGCTGCGCCTCGAAGGCCTTGAGCAACCGCTTGTTGGCGACGTTGTTCAGGATGCCGGGCAGCGAGACGGTGCTGAAGGCCGCCCGGATGGTGTCGTTGCCGAAGCTGCGCGGCACCGCGATCCCCTCGAGGCGGGCGCACTCGACGAAGAGCAGGTGCAGGCTCAGATCGCGGGTGCGGGCCGCGCCGGACATGACCTCGTCGCCATACTGGCGCACGAGGTCGGTCTCGCCGATCCCGGCGCGCAGGCAGAGCGCCGCTTCCAGCACCCGGCGCTCGAAGGCCGGACCGGGGTCGCGCCGTACGGAGATGTTCACGTCGGCCATGGGCCGCGCGGCGCGGATGGCGGCCAGCACCTTCTGGCTGGCGGCGTGGATCGTCCATCCGGCGTTGACGGCTTCGCGCTCGATCTCGGGGAACTCGCCGTTGCAGACGCGCTGGATGCCAGCGATACGTTCGCGTTCGGCGGCCACGGCCTGGGCGGCCACGACGCCTGCGTCGGGGGCTGCGGGCGGCTCAACACGCTGAGCGGGATCAGCAGCCGGGCCAGCAGGCGGAGGAGTGCTGCGAGTGTTCTGGTCATGCATGGGTACCTCTCCGGTAAGGTTGAAGGAGGCGGCGACCTGCATGCGGGTGGCCTGGTCGGCACCGACGGCGACGACCGACACCTCGCGCAGGACCGACGCGGTGACGTGGTAGAAGGGGGCGGCGTGCTCCTGGCCGTTGACGACCCGGGTGCCGGTCTTGACCAGCTCGGACTGGGTGACCTCGGCCCCGATGGAGAGCTGCCAGTCGGCCCCGGCGGCGGCCTGCTCGACAATCCCCGTCGCCGAACCGCTCGAAGAGACGATCTCGCCCTCGATGTGCAGGGCGTTGTCCTCGACGCGCGCGGCGACCATGCCGACGCGGGAGCCGGTGCGGTTCTCGTGGTTGGTCAACAGCGGCACGGTGTCGGGGATCTCCATCCCGGACAGGTCCACCACGACGGGATGCTTCCAGCCGGGCAGGCTCATCTTGCCGCCCGAATAGGCGACGCCCTTCACCTTCGGCTTGCCGCCCTCGGCGGCGGCTTCGATGGTCACGAACTCATTCATGGTCTGCGTTCTCCTGGGTTGTTGGGGTGATCTCGGGTTCAATGAGGCCAAGCTCGCGCATGAGCGCCTTCTCCCGGGCCCGCTGGCGAAGCTCGGCTTCCCAGTCCAGTCCCTGGCGGGCGTACTCGTGCGAAAGGGTGGTCGTGTTGCTCTCCAGCCGCAGGCGCTGGGCGTTCGCCTCCTTGGCGGGGTCGACGTGTTCCTGCCCGTCCCAGAACCACTGGTGGATGGCGGCGATGTCGAGGTCGCGGGTCAGGGCGTATTCGCGCAGCCAGACCGCGAGGATGCGGTCGAGCACACGCGCCGCGATGAACGCCTGGTCGACCCGGATGGCCTTGTAGTAGGTCTGGTGATCGAGGCGGCCGGAGGCGTAGTTGTAGCCGCTACTGTTCCCGGCGGCGATGTTGTAGGGCAGGTTCAGGCAGCGGGCGATCTCGTTGAGGATCTCGCGCTTGAACTCGGCATAGGTGGTCGCGGGCTGCTTCGGGTCGAGCTGGGACATCTTCCAGCCGCCGGGCATGGTCAGCAGCATGTTGCGTTCGAGCTGGATCAGGTCCATGGGCTCGACCGCGTCGGCCTCGCCCGAGGCGGGCGCGTCGGTGTAGAGGATACCCGCGAAGTCGGCGGCCGCCTCGGCGGCGGCCAGCACCGCGAGGGTGTAGCGGCGGAGCTGGGCGAAGAGGGGCAGCGCAGGCGTGATCTCGGGAATGCCCCGGTGCAGTTCCGGGCGGTCGGCCCGGAAGATATGGATCATCGCCTGCGCAGGCACGTCGATGGCCTTCTGGCCGTAGTCGAACACCGCGCCACCGGGATGGTGCTTCAGCACCCGGTAGCTCGTCGGGTTGCCGTGTGCGTCCAGGCGGACGCCGTCGACCTCGTCGCTGCGCCCAACCACGGACAAGTCACTGGTGACGCGGTCGGCTTCGACCAGGGCCACGTCGATCTGGATGTCGTGGTCGATCCCCGGATTCTCGACCAGCATGGCGAAGGCCTCGCCATCCTGGCAACGGGCCATGCGCATGGTGCGCAGCTTCTCGGGCAGCCGGACAGCCTGCGCCCAGGCGGCAAAGTCACGTTCGACGGCGCGGTTCAGTTCGTCGTCCTCGGTGAGCATCTGCAGGCGCGGGCCGGTGCCGATGGTGTCGTTGGCCAGCGTCAGAACGATGCCCTTGGCGTAGCTGTTGTTGGCGACCTCGTACCGGGCCCGCTCGCGCAGCGCCTTGCGCACGTCGGGGCTGGCTTCCTCGTCGGCGGAGTGGCCGTCGGCGGCCGACCAGTGCCGTCGGTTCTCGGGCGTGGTCTGGGCCGCGTCGAAGCGGCCGCGCACGATCCGATAGCTGCGATGCTGCCGGGAAGTCCCGGCGGCTGGCCGTTTGAAAAGGTTGGCGAGGAGGTTGCGCATCGCGTCAGCAGGCCCCCGGCGGGATCATCTTGCCGACGCGCAGGCCCATCCCCTTGGCCTTGGCGGCTTCCTTCGACGCGAGATAGCGGTCGGCGGCGATCTGGTCCTGCAGCGAGTGCTGCTCGACCTCGCCAGCGTCGCCACGGGCGCGCTTCGGCCCCTGGGCGTTCTCGCGAATCTGTTCTGTCAGTTGCTCGGCCAATGGACACCTCCGTTGCGGCGGGAGCGCCATTTGCGCCCCTACTGATCTTATTCACCGTCGGAGGGCCAACTGGCGGAGAGGTCCGGTGATTTCTATTCCTCGTGTTCGTCGCAGGCATCCAGCTCATCACTCAGCAGCCGGGTTCAACACCCAGTTGAATGCGACATCTCGTGGGATATCGTTCTTCTATCGCTCACGGTCAGAGCGGAAGAACACCGAATGAAGAGATATCGCGATGCTCAACACGTTTTTCTATGCTGATGACATCCCCGCCCAGGTGCGGGCAAGGCTGGTGGATCGAGAACCGCTGTGTGAGTCTGCGGTTTTTGAAACTTCGGCTCTCGCATGGTCACGGGTACTCGACGACAAGAACCGCCCTCTCTACGTGCTCACCAAGCGGGGGCTCGTGGACGTAGAGCTGTGCCGGTTGTCGGAAGACGAGGTCATGGGACTTCCGGACGACAGGTTCAAGGAACGGATATTCCAGAAGGACGTAGACGTTCAGCGAGAGACGGAATACGTGGTGGAACGAATCAGCGAATGGCGACAACGCCTGATTCGCCTTTTTGCCGAGGTCAAGGCTTGGCTGCCCTCGGATTGCCAGGTCCGGGAGACAGAAATCGAACAGCGGACCGAGGAACTGATGCAGCGTTACGGTGTGCGCCCCGTGCGCCTGCCCACGCTGGCCATCTTCCGAGGCAAGCGGCGAGTTTCGCTCGTTCCAAGCGGGCTGTGGATCATCGGTGCTGACGGGAGAGTGAACGTGACCGTCAATGAGGGGCAGTATATCTTGGTAGACCGTCGTGCGGACCACCGTTCGGCATCCGATTGGCAGATTGTCCTGGGGCCCGACAGGAGGGAGACGGTTCCGTTCACCAGCGAGATCGTCCTTCAGCTTCTCGGAGGTGAGAGATGAAGGACATCGAGAATGTTCACAAGACCTTCATCGAGACCGATGCGCTGATCGCCTGCCAAGAGACATCTGCGAGCTCATCCTCTGACCGGAACAAGTGGGCTTTGATTCGGGATGCCAACAGCCAGGCTTACTTCGCGCTGATGTTTGCTCAGTTCGAGGATGTGGTGAATACGTTTGCCGAAGGGCTGATCCGCAAGAGACGGTCGTCTACCTCTTGGGGGCACAGGCGGGCATGGGAGATCATCGACGTGAAGGACGTGTCCCGTGTTCCCTTCATGAACCGGGTGGCTCTCCTGTGTGACAAGAGCGGGAGCGACTACAAGTCCGTGAACGACTACTACAAGCTCAGATGCAAGATCGACCACGGCGACACGGTGCCCAGCATTGACGTTTCTCGTGTGAGGGATGACCTTCTGGCCATCGCCAAACGCATGAAAATCAAGGCGTAGCTGGCCGCCTATCGGGACAGCTCGCTATCGACGCTGTGGTGTCCTGCTTGCCCTCAATTCCGACAGCTTGATCCGCTCGCGTCTGGGCGCAGCGCCTTCCTGGGTGCCGGGCAGGACCGCGCCTTCCATGCTGGCGGCGACCGCGCAGCCCACGATCCCGTCGAACCAGTGGTTGTCGTGTGCTTCCGGGCGCAGCTTCCACTCGTCCACGACTCTGCCGCGCCCCTCGGTCTTCACCCGGTACTCGGCGGTGAGGTGCTCGGCGAAGAGTTGGTGCGCCACCGGGTCGCGGCCGTAGAGCGACAGGCAGCCCCGGTCGCCCATGGGCACCGCCAGGCGGGCGTGGATGAAGCTCTTCCAGTAGTTGGTGTCGAAGAGCACGTGCCGGATGGCGCGCTTGCCGCGCACGTTCGGGATGCGCCAGTTCAGGCCCACCCGGTCGCCCTGCTTCTTCTTGTACTCCGCGAAGGGGGTGCTGGACGCGCCGACGTACCGCCCATGACTGGGGAAGAGCACCGCCGCGTGCGGGCTCTGGCGACAGAACTGATAGACCACGTCCGTTGACGTGCCCCAGTTGGCGTCGACCAGGCAGCGGCCGACCTTCAGCATGGCCCCGTCGTCGCGCTGCCACTCACGGGCCAGGAGTTTGCCGGTCAGCGCTTCGAGCCCGGCGTAGATCGAACCTTCGAGACCCGCCCCGCGCTTCACTTCGAGCAGCGTCGGGGTGGCATCGCGCAGCGTGAAGTAGCGCCGCCCCTGGTCGGGGAACGCGCCGTAGTCCACCAGGTAGCCGGTGAAGTCGCTCTCCCAGGCGCACACCGCCCAGAACAGCAACTTGCCCTGCACGTCCACGAACATGGTCAGGTGGTTGCAGCCGATGGGAATCTCGCCGCGCCGGTGGCCGTTCAGCTTCCGGGCGATCTCGTCGACCGTGAGTTGTTCGTCGTCGCCGACGTTCTCGGGCAGCGGTTCGTTCTGGTACTCCGCCCAGAAGGCGGCCTCGTCCTGCAGCTTCAGGTTCATGGCGTGCTGCAGCGCCGACGCCTCGTCGTGATTGAAGCGTGCCGCCCAGGCGACGTCCGCCCCCTCGTCCATCTCCTCGCGGTGGGCCAGGTAGAACGCCGTGGCCTCGCTGAGGTCACCATGCTGCCGCAGGCTCTCGGCCCGGACCTCGGCGTACTTCTCCCACAGCTTCTCGGCAGCCGGGAAGGCGTACACCATCTTCGTGCGCTCGCCGTTCCACTCCGGGTGCTTCTCGCGGTCGAGAATGCGGTCGGCCATGTCGCCCGGACGGATCACGGTGCAGGGCATGATGCCGGAGATCTTTTTGCCGGGTCCCGCCAGGCCGAGCACCGCCCCGGCCAGAATGCGCTCGCGGTTGGCGCACTGCGAGAGCGACCGCGCCGACTCGTCGGTCTGCGGGTCGTCCAGGATCACGAGCGACGGCCGCACGGTCTGCCCGTCGGGCCGCTTGAACTTCATCCCGCGAATCCGCCCGGTGATCCCGGCGACGCGGATGATCGCCCCGGACGCCTCGCTCCCGGCGATGGTCGGCAGGACGATCTCGTTGGCGGTCCAGCCGATCTGGGTGCGGTCCCCCTTGTAGAGCTGGCCCGAGCAGCGGTTGGCGATGCCCTCCAAGGAATGGATCGGGTAGCACACCGCCGGGAAGTCCTCCAGCAGCAGGTCGTTCGACTCCAGCTCGGTCTTGATGGAGTCGAGCATGCCGAGGGCGTGCCCCTCGTCGGAACCGATCAGCGTCACGAAGTCACGGTGGCCGTAGAGCATGGCCCACAGACACGCACACTCCGCCAGGCTGGAGTTGTGGGTTGGCACCATCTTCCGCCCAGCCAGGTACAGATGAGAGGGAGACGCGACTTGGACGCACTTCACCGGGACGCTGGGGACTGGCGTAATGGCAATGATGTGGCGCGCCTTCGACAGCGGCCGCGTTCTCGGGCGCGTCTTCAGCCTCTGCCGTTTGCGCTCCAGACTGATGGCGTCGTCATCGATGTAGACCACAAAATGGAAACGCCGATAGGGCCCGTAGCGTTTCCCCTCGAAGGTCACCATCCTTTGGCCGCATCCGTACTTGATGCCCAGGCTCGACAACAGCTCCTCGAAGTCGTCAGCCAGGGCGTTCTCCTTCAGTGTGATTTCGCAATGGCCGAGCTGATTCACGTGGCCGTCCGTGTCCATGAGTCCTTGCAGGAGGCATAGGCGCTGGTGCCAACTGGCGCGCAGGTAGGCACGCGGGATGTGTTTGTTGTCCAGCAGATTCAGTTGGCGCAAGCGGCCCTGGAAGGACGTTCGGCCCACGCCCGTTCGGGTGAGGATGACGGCGTCTGCCCGCCCTGCGTGTTCGTAGTTGCAGAACATGGCAGTCTCGGGGCCGCCATCGATGCGGTCCATGATCTCCCGTGCGTCTTCGTCGAACAGCGTCACACCCGCAGAGGAACTCGTCCCATCTCCGAGCCAGATGCCCAGCGCATACGGTTCGATGGGCAGATCGGCAGACGGCAACTGGAGTGGATCGTTGAGCGCGACCCGGTATCGGTGCGACGAGCGATCACGCGAATCAGGCAACTCAACTCGGTCAACCATGTTACGGGTGGCCAGTGTCAGGGGATTGTGGCGGGAGTAGCGGTCCTCGACCGTCCACAGGTGATCGGCGTCGCACACGATTTCCTCGCCATCGCTGAACCGGACCTCGTAGCAGGGGCGACCATGCATGACAGGCGAGACGGCGAGCACCGGGCATGGCTGGCCGCGCTCGTCGAAGAGCCAGTCCCCGACGCGCGCGTCACCCATCGTGGTCCAGCCGGACGGCGTGGGCAGGGGCGTGTCCAGGGCCAGGGCCTTTCCGCTCCCGCGCGGCATGGCCATGGCGAACAACCCGCCGTGGAGCACCGCCTGTTCGATCTTGCCGATGACCCGCAGGTGATCGGGCGACCATTCCAGGTGGAAGGTCTGCGGGAAGTAGGCATCGCAGAAGGCCCGGAAGCTGGTCCGGCAGCGCGCCCGCCGTTCGGGATCGACCACCTCGGGCAGGTCGCCGATGTCGCGGCCCGCCGCCGACAGCGCCGCGTTCCGGGCCCGGGCCGCCTCCTTCATTGCCTCGTAGTCGCGGGTGCTCTGTTCGGGCTGCGGACCGTGGCGCTCGTCCACCAGCCAGGCCAGGTACTTGAACAGGTTGATGGTGCGACCGTCCGGGGAGATGCGGAACCCCGCCCGCTGCCGGTGCCGGTAGAGCTGGCGGTCGTCGATCACCGTGCCCAGCGACGTGGAATTCAGCAGGCGCGTGACGTCCGATGGCTTGAGCTTGGAGGGGTCAATCGCCATGGTCGCTGCGCTCCAGACTTGGGGCTGGAGACTGGAGACTGGAGGACGACGCGGGCGACTCCCGATCTTCCCCTGCAGCCTGCGGCCTTCGGTCTGCGGCCTCCCTTACCAGCCAGGCGGCGTACTCGATCAGGTTGATCGTGCCGTCGTCGTTGACCGGCGCGCCCGCGTCGAGGTCCGCCTGGATGGCTTCCAGCGAGGCGTGCCGGGCTCCGGCGCGCCTCAGGATGTCGGCCAGTTTGCCCGGCATCAGTGCCGTGATCCGCGTTTCGTTGGCCTGGTTCCGGGCAGTCATCGAAGAATCTCCAGAATCATCGCAGAAACCTGCTCGACTCGACTTGCTGAGGGCGCGATGAGGCCGCTTAATGAGTGGCGTAAGATGTTCACGTTGATTGATTTCCAGAACGCCAAACGCCAACGGAGGCCAAGATGAAGACGACCGCGAAACAGACCGCCAGAGAGACCTACGAGACCCGCCAGCGCGAGATCGCCGCGATGCTCGATTTCCTCAAGTGCGAACTCGAGGCCCACGCCGAGAAGGCCAAGGCCGACGGGCTGCATTGGGGCCACGTCGGAGACCTCGCCCACATCCGCGAAAACCTGAAGGAGACGCTGGTGTTCGCGATGGGCGGCCGCGAAGAAGAGGTCGCCGGGAAGATGATCGAAGACGCCGTCGCCGACGCGATGACCGCCACCCGCAAGTGAACCAACCAGAGGAGACCGACGATGCACACCGATTTGAACGACCTGCGCGACGAGATCGAAGCCTTCGATGACGACCAGGCAGACAACCGCGACCGGCTGCGCCTGGCCCAGTTTCTGATCCGGGCGGCCATCGACCTGGCCGAGGAGGTGGCCGAGGCCACGGGCGACCGTCACGCTCAGGCCTACTGGGTCGACCACGCCAAGGTCCTGGCCGGGGCCGACCACGGGTTCCTGGACCGCAGTTTCAACCTCGATGAGTGGATCGCGCGCCTCGACGGCGCGGATGAATAGACGCGCCGCCGCCTTCCTTTGCGGGTGGGTGCCCGCGAAACCGGAGGCGGCCGACGCGCCAGCAACCCGGGCGGCGCAACCGCCGCCCACAGACAGGAGAGCCAGACCATGCGAAGCGAAGAGATCACAATCGGGGCCGCCTACACCTGCCAGGTCGGCCGCAACACCGTGCGCGTCACCGTGACCGAGGCCCTGCCGGACGGCGGATGGATCGTGGAGACGCACACGGGCCGGACCATGACCATCCGCAGCGCGGAACGGTTCATCGCCCCGGCGGACGTCGCCGAGGCCACGGAGACGCCCGCCCCGCCCGCCGAAACGCCGCAGGCGGAGCCAACCCCGGCCAGCGCGCCGGAACGCGACAGTGGCGAACGGGGCGCGGACACGGGCGAAACCGGCGGGACCATGAGCCTGCTCGATGCCGCCGTCCACCTCCTGGGTCAGGCCGACGGCCCGCTGCAGTGCAAGGACATGGTGGAACGCGCACGCGAGTCGGGACTGTGGGCCCCGAAGCGGGGCGGCAAGACGCCCGACCGGACGCTCTACGCCGCCATCCTCCGGGAGATCAACACCAAGGGCGACGCCTCCCGCTTCCGCAAGACCGAGCGGGGACACTTCGCCCTGAACGGCTGAGAGGTCACCCCATCCCCGCTTCCTGCCCCGGTCACCCCGACCGGGGCATTCTTCGGTGGTGCAGGCCACGGAGTCGAACGAGCGATCCAAATCACTAAGAAAGCCGACTTGCATAACGCCCAGCGCTAAGTAAGTTATCTTTCTTAGCGACAGCGCGTATGAAAGGAGACTTTGCCAGCCATGGGACGCATCACCGGAACCTACAGAAGCACAGAAGTCGGCGGAGAACAGGTCAGAGCCTTTGTGCCCCACCCACTCCCGCCACGCGATCCGTCGTTGCTGCTGGATGGGGAGCTTGACGAACTTCACCGCGAGGCCATGGCGGCAACTGATCGGCTGAACCTGGCCACCAGCATGGTGCCCAGCCCCGACTGGTTCCTGTACGGCTTCGTGCGCAAAGAGGCCGTCATCTCCTCTCAGATCGAAGGTACCCAGGCCACGCTCGAAGATGTTGTGTCGTTCGAGGCCACCCGTCAGGCGGAACGCCCGGCCGAGGTCGAGGAGGTATGCAACTACATCGACGCCCTGGCGCTCATCCGCGACGAACTCGGCAGGACGGACGGTCTGCCGCTGTGCGTGCGGCTGCTGTGCCGCGCCCATGAACGGCTGATGCGAGGCGTGCGCGGTGCCGAGAAGCAGCCCGGCGAAGTGCGGCGGTCGCAGAACTGGATCGGCGGCAGCCGTCCAGGCACGGCGCGCTTCGTGCCGCCGCCACCCGACATGATCCCCGAGGCACTCGGAGCACTGGAGGCCTGGCTGCACCAGGACGATCCGCTGCCGCCACTGGTCCGGGCCGGTCTGGCTCACGTGCAGTTCGAGACGATCCATCCGTTTCTGGATGGCAATGGGCGAATCGGGCGTCTGCTCATCGTCGTTCTGCTCGAGCAGTGGCACGTGCTGGATGCCCCTCTGCTGTACCTGAGCGTGGCGTTCAAGCGTCACCGACAGGAGTACTACGCATGCCTCGATGCCGTGCGTACCGAAGGGGATTGGGAAGGCTGGACGGGGTTCTTCCTGCGTTGCGTCCGCGAAGCGGCCGACGATGCCGTTGCCGCTGCCCGCCGTCTGCACACCGTGATCGGCGAGCATCGTCGGGCACTGACTTCCCACGGCGAGACGACGATGAATGCCGTGCGTCTGTTCGAGAGCCTCCCGGATCACCCCATGGTCACCTTGCCATCGGCGGCCAAGCTCATTGACGCCAGCTCGCCTACCGCCGGGAAGGCCATCGAACTGCTGTGCGGCATGAACATTCTGCGAGAGGTCACCGGCAAGCAGCGGGATCGGGTCTACGCCTATCAGTCCTACCTGGACGTGTTGGCGGAAGACACGAGTATTGCCAAGCGCTGACCATCGGCAACACCGCTTGCTTCTCCGTCCGGCATTCGGGCTGAAACCTGCCACATCCATCCTCTCCTACGCCTCGGCCTCGGCCGGGGCGTTCTCTCTCGGGACGAGGTGCCGGATCGGGATGCCCATGGTCTTGGCCAGCTCGATCTCGCGCTGGACGCCGACCGAGGTCTCCCACCCGTCGAGCCGCAGTACGGCCAGGCTTTCGCACCGGGCCAGCATGAGGCGGCTGTGCGCGTCCCAGAAGTCAGCGTCGAACGGCAGGCCGAAGCGGGAGATGCAGTGGCCGTGGGCGATGGGGCAGTAGACCATCTCGCCCTGGCGCATGAGGTTGGCCGCCTCCCGGCACACCATCAGGAATCGCTGCTGGCGGACCATGGGATCGGGATCGGAGTAGGGACTGGCGAGGTAGATCATTGGGCGACCTCCTCGGGCTGTTCGGCGGGCTGGGTTTCCGGGGTGTGCGCAGGCGCGGGATGGACCGCCGGGGTGAGCGCCTGCCAGTCGCAGCCCTGGCCATGCACGAACTCGGCCCAGCGCTTGCGGATCACGTCGCAGTAGAGGGTGTCGATCTCCATCAGGAAGCCGTGCCGCCCGGTCTGCTCGCAGCCCATCAGGGTCGACCCGGAGCCGCCGAACAGGTCGAGGACGTTCTCGCCGCGCTGCGAGCTGAACTGAATCGCCTGGACCGCCAGCGCCACGGGCTTCTCGGTGAGGTGGACCATGCTCTGCGGGTTCACCTTCTTGATGTGCCAGAGGTCGGTGGCGTTGTTCGGGCCGAAGAAGCGGTGGGCCGCGCCTTCCTTCCAGCCATAGAAGCACCACTCGTGTGCGCCCATGAAATCCTTGCGCGTGAGCACCGGGTGTTGCTTGTCCCAGATCACCGCCTGGCTGAAGTAGAGCTTGTGCTTCTTCAGGAAGGGCGGGTAGTTGCCGCAGTTGGCGTAGCCGCCCCAGATGTAGAAGCCATGTCCCGGCAGCAGCACGCGCGCCGCGTTGCCGAACCAGGCGTCCAGGAGCCGGTCGAACTCCTCGTCGGTGACGAAGTCATTCTCCAGCGGGCGATCCTTCGGGCGCAGTTGGGTGTGCGTCGGGTGCGCCTTGCTCTTGTCACGCGCCAGGTCGAAGCCCTGGTGGTGCATCCCGTGCGCGTCGGACGCCTCGATGGCGCTGGCCGCCGGGAACGAGGAGAGTCCTGCCGCGATGGCGTTGTTGCTGCGCGGCTCGACCTTGACGTTGTACGGCGGGTCGGTGTTGACCAGGTGGATCGGCTGGCCGCCCAAGAGGATGTCGAGGTCGGCGGCGCTGGACGAGTCCCCGCACATCAGGCGGTGTTCGCCGAGCTGGTAGACCTGGCCGCGACGGCTCACCGCCTCGTCCGGCGGTTCAGGCACGGCGTCGGGATCGGTCTGGCCATCGGTGACGGCGTCGTTGTCGCCGCCGAGCAGGCGGGTCAACTCGTCCTCGTCGAAGGCCAGGAGGCCAAGATCGAAGTCGGCGTTCTGCAGGTCGGCAATCTCGATGCGGAGCTGGTCAAAGTCCCACTCCGCCAGCTCGGCGGTCTTGTTGTCAGCGATGCGGTAGGCCTTGACCTGCTCGGGCGTGAGATCGGTGGCCACGTGAACCGGCACCTTGGCAAGCTGCAGCTTCTTCGCCGCCTTCCACCGCGTGTGCCCGCAGATGATCACGCCGTCCGGGCCAATGACGATGGGGACGCGGAAGCCGAACTCTTTGATGCTGGCCGCCACCGCCTCAACGGCGTCATCGTTCAGGCGGGGGTTCTTCTCGTAGGGCGTGATGCTGTCGATATCGCGCAGTTCGATCTGCATGGTTGGCGGTCTCCGGTTGGTTCACAAGACGGTCGGGCGCTTGAGCGCGCCCTACTGATCTTATTCACCGCCGACCGGCCAACTGGCGGGGGATCGGGGTCGTTTCCCGTTTTGTCGGGTAGGAGCGTGACGTTGCCGCCACGCTCCCCCCTAAGAACCGTACTTGCGAGCTTTCCCCGCATACGGCTCAAGCCTCGATAAGGTGCCGTGAAGCACCCGGTGATGTGACTCGATTGCTGGCAGCCTGGCGCTGTCGACGACGTAGGTACGTAGTCCAGGCCGGATCGAGCGGGTTCAGATCGTTGCGCACTTTGACGTGTCGCGTGATCCGCACCATATCCGGGGAGAACAGGTAGACGTCCCTGCCATCGGGGCGGCGGTCGTGAAAGACCCACCTCCTGCCGTTGTGGGCAGTGAAGTAGCGGCTCACCAGGCGGTAACGGCTATGCCGGGGGTTGGCCCGGCAGAGGTGTCGCCAGATAACGCGAAACAACCAGTTCGAGAGTTGACCGAAGACCCGGCCACTCGTACCGTGACGGTGATAGTTACACCAACCGCGCAGTACGGGGTTGAGCCATCCGACAAGGACATGGCCCGGGGCGCCTCGGCAGACTCGGACGATGTTCCTGACCTTTTCCCGAAGACGCTTGATGCTGCTCTTCGATGGAGAGGTAAGTAGAGTTTCCCCGAACTTCCGGAAGTGGAAGCCGAGGAAGTCGAAGCCGTCCTCGATCCTGGTGATGTGCGTCTTCTCGTCCGACAGAGACAAGCCCCGTTCGGCCAGGAAGTCGCGCAACATCGGCAGGACTTCGTGTTCCAGGACGTCGCGAGACCTCCCGGTGACGATGAAGTCGTCCGCGTAACGGACCAGGTTGATCCGCTCATTGGCCTTGTCAGGCGGCGTGACCCATTGCCACTTGCCGCGGTGACAACGCCAGAGCTTGTACCGGTCGTTGAGCAGCTTCTCCATGCCGTCCAGGGCCATGTTGGCCAGGACCGGCGAGATGATGCCGCCCTGCGGTGTGCCGCCGTTCACGTTGTACCACACTCCCTTTTCCACGTACCCGGCTTTCAGCCATTGCCGCAGCACCCGCTTGTCCATGGGGACATGGTCAAGCAGCCACTGGTGGTCAATGTGGTCGAAGCAGCCTTTGATGTCCGCTTCAAGCACCCATCGTCCCTGCGATTTCATTGCCAGACAGCGGAACACCTGTTCCGCCGCATCCGCGGTCGAGCGACCCCGGCGAAAGCCGTAGGAGACGCCGTCGGCGGTGGTTTCGGCGATGGGTTCCAGCGCCAGCAGGAACAACGCCTGCATGGCCCGGTCGTGCATGGTGGGGATGCCGAGCGGACGCTTCTTGCCGTTCGCTTTCGGGATGTAGACACGGCGCAGGGGTTTGGCCTTGTACCGTTCGACTCGCAGGGAGTCGATGGCTCGGGCCTGCTGGCGGCGGGAGGTCCACCGCTCACCGTCCACGCCGGGAGTGCGTTTGCCACGATTCGAAGTCACTCGCTTGACGGCCGTGGCCCGACCGGCAAACGAACGGGTCAGAACGCGCGACAGGCTTTTGACCTTGCCATGCCGTCCCTCCCGTTGTGCCTTCACGATCCGAGCCTGAAGACGGCGCACCGTGCGGTCGACCTGCCGCCAGTCGATGGCGGCGTAATCGGTTGCGGCACGGACGCGCACGCCTTCGGCTCGTGCCGACGCGTTCGTTGTTTCGCTTTTCCGTGTCATCGGTAGTGTCCTCTTTATTCGTGATCGTGATTCGAGACCAGTCCGAAGTCGGCACGCTTTCGCGTCGCGGCATGGGCCGCTATCCCGGCGATTACCGCCGGACCTTCGCTTCCTCGGACCTCCTTTACCCGCTGACCCATGGGCACACCTTGCGGTGTGCTTTCCCCGAGGGAGGCCAACGGGCTTACCCTGTTTCGCTGGTATCTCGGAACGGTACGGGCTCCATCAAGTACGCCGGGGGTACAACATCCGCGAGGTCGCTCGCCGCAGCTTCCTGCCTGACCCCTTGCCTTTTGGCCTGAGCCTGTCAGCATCTTTGGCTCGACTTTGTTACGACGCGTGAAGATGGTTCACTTGTGTTAGCCCTTACCGCTCAAGCCATCTTCCCAGCGACATGATGCTTGTCGCCACGGTCCTCCTCGCGGATTCCCTTACGGAAGACTTGTCTCCGGAGCTTCGGACCGGGCGATTGCTCGCCCGGCCCGTCCGGGTAGGCTACTACTGACGGAACAGTAGGTCACCTCCATTTGTTAGTTGTTGTGACGGAGATACTAACGACTTTTCAGGTCGCACCGGCGCGGCAAAACAAACTGTGCTTAGTAAGGGAGCTGGTTCCCGCGCGTAGGGCTGCGTTAACCCGCCGGAAGTACCTATTCGGTCGCCGCAATGGCGCATTGCCGCGCCGGAAAGCCCGTGCGCCTGGCGGCCGGATTGCGCGAGAGCCCCTGTGGCATCACGGTAACGGGAACATCCGACAGCGGCGGCGAGCTGCTTCGGCGCAACACACCAGATCACCAGGAGGCACTCAGTTGGGCAACGACGGCAGCGGGAAGCAGGAGCGCAGGTGGCGCAACATGACGGTCGACGCCAACCTCCGCGACGAGTGGCTGGCGAACCTCAACGGGATGCGCGTTCTGGAGCTGCGCAGCATCTGCGAGGGGCACGTGGCCCGTGTCGATCCGCTGTCCCGGAATGCCCACATCACTGCCGTGGTGCACGAGAGCCTGCAGCCGTTCTTCCACCGGCACTGGGACGAACTGCGGGAGCCGATCAGCGGCCTGCTCGCCGCCTGCTTCTGCCGGGAAGACGCCCGCGTCTCCCTCACGGCCACGCGGGAGATGGCGTTGCGACCGGGCTCGCCGCATCTCGATGTGCGGGACGCGCTGTTCATCGAGGCCACGAAGCGCCATGCGCGGCGACGCGGGGAAATCGACGATGAGACCATGCTGTGGCTGGAGCGCACGGTGGCGGCGTACATGGCCCTCGACGAGGGTTTGCTCGCGCTGTACGAACACGGCAACGGCGGCGGCCCGGTTGGCAGACGCAGGAATCGGCCCGCATAGGCCACGCGGATATCGGGTCCCGCCGAATCTTTCCCTCGCGCGTGCGCGTGAGGCGTGTGGGGTTCAGGAAGGATATGAGGCAGGGGGTGGGGAAAGATGGGAAAGATTCTCTCTCCCCCTCTCTAACTATCTATATTTGAGCTTGTTAACCGCCGCCGAATCTTTCACCGAATCTTTCCCCAGGGGGGTGAAAGATTCGAATGATTCACCGACATGACCCGGTTTTAGGGCGATTTCGGGCCGAATCTTTCCCCGCCGGTGAAAGATTGGGAAGGATTGGGAAAGATCTCCGGGGAAAGATTTCGGGCAGTCCGGATGGGCATGGGCAGGCAGGCGCGCCCGCTCGCTGACGACGCGGAAACGATCGGCACGGGTCAGGGGGCGGCGGGAGGGGACGGCGCTCAGGCGAGCAGTTGGTAAGCGAGGCCCGTCTTGGTGTTCGACCTGACCTCGGTCCGACCGATGCGGCCCTGCTGTTCGAGGGTATCGGCGATCTCGTTGAGTTCGCGGGCCGTGCACTTGATGTGCCGGAGCACCCGTGACCGGGGGGCGGTCTGATCTGGCGCTTCGCGCAGGAGCTTGAGCATCTTCAGGCACTGTGCATGGAACGGGCTGTCGCTGACATGGCTTTCGGCCATGAACAGCATGCGCTGGGCGTGATGGATGACGAAGTCCCGCGCCCATTCGACAGCCGCCCAGTCGATGCGGGGCTGTTCGTGCGAGGCGCTGATGGCATGGATCAGCGCCAGCTTGTGGGTCATCTGTCGGACGCGGGACCAGACCGTGGCGGTCACCACGTCGTTGCGGGCGGTGGCCTGGTCCTGCCGGGCCCGGGCCAGTTCGCGCACGCCGGTGATCAGCTCCCTGGCCTCGTCGGTCATGGGCACGATGGCGGGCACGGGATCGAAGTCCGGCAGGTTGCCGCCGCCGGGATTGAAGCGGGCCCACCAGCTGGCCACGTCGATGATCCTGGCGGGGATCGGCGCGACCACCGGGTCCTGGTCGACGACGCTGGCAGTCGCCTCGATGGCGATGGTACGGGAGAAGAAGCCGTCGGTCAGCATCTTCGCGGACAGGGCGCTGTAGTAGTGCACCGGCACGGCGGTCCCGAGCACGGTCAGCGACGGCTGGTGAATCTCCCGCGAGTCCCGGCTGACCAGGCAGCGGGTGGTGTAGGTCTCGTCGCTGCTGGTGTACAGTTCCTTGAACTTGTCCAGGATGGCCTCGAAGCGCGGATCGCGCGAGTTCTTGGCCATCAGCAGCACGCCGTCGAACTCGTCGGTCTGGCAGAGGAGCGCCGGGGTCTCGCAGAGCTTGTCCTCGACGCTCTCGGCGCTGCCGAAGCGCAGCACGAGCGAACGTCCCAGTCCGGCCTGGCGCAGGATGCGGGCATTCACCTTGCGCGGGAAGTCCTTGCCGGAGCCGCTCAGCGCCAGCGCCAGCAGGAAGAGGTTCGTGCGGTTGCCGCCGGGGTCGCACACCTTGCGCGCGCCGAGCAGCGACATCAGCGCCAGTGCTCCGGCGAACGCCATGGCGTGGTTGCGGGTGGGCGCGTGGTTCACCGTGTAGTCCATGACCTCGGCAATGAAGCCGGGCACGTACAGCAGCCGGTCGGGCAATGGCCCCGGGTCGGCGGGACGGTCGGAGACGTGTGCATCATCGGCGGAGATGTCTGGACTATCGGGACTGTTTGACCGAGAATTCCCACATGTCCGCATGGTGGCCGACATGTCTGGATTGTCTGCGTCATCGCCCCGCACGTGCGGGGCGCACATCGCCATGATGCCGGAGATGTCCACGTCATCGGCCGGAGATTCCGCACCGTAGCCGTTCTCGGCCAGAGATGCGGACGCGGCCGCATAGTCGCCGCCATGTTCGAGCATGGTGTAGACTGCGAACGGAGAATAGCCCGTGTTCGCCTCGAATGGCGCGGCGGCGGAGCTGAACACGTAGAACGTGCGCCCGTCGAAGGTGGCCGAGTGGTTGCCGGTCGTCTTGCCGGGCCTGCGCCAGAGCTGGTTGCCGCCGGATTCGCCGATCCGCTGCCAGCCATGGGCTTCGAGGATCGGCTCGATCTCGCCGCGCTGGTTGAAGTCGTCGCCGGGACGGCCGCCGGTGCCCGACACGGGCGCACAGGGCGCGGTGTGGGGCGTCTCGGCAGCGGGTGTGGACGGCTGCGCCAGCCGGTCGAGCAACGCGCCAGGAACGGCGACTGGGGCTTCCGGGGCCGAGAGCACCTTCGCCAGGCGGTGTGGACGATCCGGGATATTGTCGCCCTTGCGGTTCCAGGTGCCCGGCAGCCGCCAGATGCGGGCGGGATTATGGACCGCCTGGTCGATCTCGACGCGGTCATCACCTGCGGATGCCAGCGCCTGCAGGCAACGTTGCACCAGACCGTTGTCTTCGGCTGGCAGGTCGATGCGGTACAGCAACTGCCCGCCATTGCCCGAGTCGATGACCACTGGATCGGGCCATCCAAGCGTAACCATGCCGTCACGGACCTCGTTGGCCTTGGCGACGGCCAGCTCATGCTCGGCGTCGGTGGCCGAGATGCCCGCCGGGCGCACCGGATCGCAGTCGACGGGCAGCCAGCACCGAGCCAGGACGTCCGCGTCGGCGGTGGTCGGTTCCTGGCCCACGGGCCGGATGCGGTTGGCGGCCCGGGCCAGCAAGGCCGGGTTCACCGGGTTGAGCGTGACGTAGATGCCGCGTGCGGCGGTGATCTCCGCCAGTGCGGCGGGCACCGCGTCGATGTGCTCGACGTCGAAGTAACCCGACTCGACGTGGGGACGTCGATAGCCCGGGCGTTCGGCATCGAGCGCCCGAACCTCGAAGACGTCCCCCGGCCGGAAGAGCAGGCGCAGGAACGCGATGATCCGGTCGGGATCGTTTTCGCGCCTGTCGTTCATGCCCGGTTCGCTCCTGCCGGGACGGCGATCCCGGCCATCCGGTGGCCACAGCCGGGGGAGAAGCAGCCGCCTGGGCGTGCGTGCGCCGCGAAGAGCAGCCGATTCGTGCTATGCCGGGCAACCCCGGATGCCCATTCGGCGGCGGCCAACCCGATGCGCGGCGTGTGGCGGCACTCGCTTACGGCATAGAGCAGCGCCAGTTTGGCGGCCAGCTCTCGGATGTGCCGCCAGCACTGCCTGCCGAACTCGCAGCTCGGTTCTGCGGCCGCCAGCGTGCGATCCAGCACGTCCATGGCTGCGTCGTCCTGATTGACCGTCATTGGCGCGGGGCCTCCGTCCAAGGCCCGCTGCCGAGCGACCCACCAGCTTGCGGTCTCGACGGCCGCCGGGGGTAGCTCGGGCGCGCCGGGCCGGTGCAATCGCTCGGGCGTCGCGCTCTCCAGCACGAGCATCCGGGAGAACAGGTCACAGGTTCGCTCCGACAAAGCCTCGAAGCAGCTCCGGGACGTGCCCGTTCCCAGGATGCTCAGCGACGGTTCGACGATCTCGGTGGGCCACCCGCCTCCGTCCGCGTGCCGGGTCGGGATCGTCTTGGCGGAAGCATTGTGCAGCCTGACGAGGGCCTGGTGGATGTCCCTGTGCCTGCCGCCGCGCGCCCGGTCGAACCGACCGAGCAGCGACCCGATCTCGTCCAACTGGAAGAGCATGGTCGGTGTGCGGCAGAGCGCGTCCTCCAGGCCCTGCCAAGACGCGATCCCGCCGCCGAGGCAATCGGCCGCGCCCGCTGCCTCCACGATCCGGGCGTTGACCGTCCGCGGGTGGTCCTTGCCGCAACCCTCCGGCCCCAGCGCGAGGACATACAGATTGCCGCGGACGCCGCCGGGGCCGCAGACCTGGCGTCCTGCCAGGAACGCCTGCAGGGCCAGGGCTCCGGCCAGAGCGGCGACCCGGTTCGGTCGGGGGGTGGTGGCGAGCGTGTGCTCCATCACCTCGTTGATGAAGCCGGGCACCTGCAGCAGGTCCTCGGGCAGCGGGCCGGGGGCGGTCGTCGGTTTCGTATTCATGCTGGTCACTCCTCTGTTGATGGTGTGCGTCTCGGGTATCAGAAGGGGATTTCGTCATCGTCGCCCCAGGCCAATGCCGGTGCGCGTTGCGGCTCTTCGTCACGGCAGTCGTTCCAGCCGGGCTCGGGGTAATACTCGGGCTTCGGCGCGAGTTCGTAGCGGATGACCCGGTCGAAGCGTTCGCCGGAGACGTGCCGGACCGTGATCCTGGCGGGTGCGGCCAGCGCCCCATCCTCGGCCAGGCGAACCGCCTCCTCGGCGGAGGTCGGCGGCGGCATGTGCGAGCGCTCGGTCCACCACTGCACGAACTTCTGCCGGGCCCAGCCGCTGTGCTCGGGGCACACCCACTCGCTGACGTACTGCTGCCAGCCGGTGCGGTACTCGACGCGCATGGTCCTGGGGTGGTCTTCCGGCGCATCGCGTTTGGCATGGACCGAGTAGTGGACGCCGTGGACGGCCTGGTCGATGTCCTCGACCTCGCCCGACAGAATGGCCGAGGTGTCGGCCCGGGCATCGTGACGTTGCCGTTCGGGCGGCGGGAAGGCATACCCGCATTCGGGGCACACCTGGTAGGCGGCATGGATCAGGGCGTGACACTGCGGACACTCCTTGGCCGGAGCCTCGCCTTTGCCCTTGCCGCTTTCGTCGGGCACGGCAATCGCGTCGATTGGACCGTGCCGCAGGATGTTGCCGCCATAGTCCAGGACGAGGCAATCGGCCTTGGACGGATGGAGACGCGTCCCGCGTCCGACCATCTGGACATAGAGCCCGGTGGACATGGTCGGCCGCAGCAGCACGACGCAGTCGACGTTGGTGGCATCGAAACCGGTGGTCAGGACGTTGACGTTGGCCAGGAACTTGAGCGGCGGTTTTGGCTCGAAGAGTGTGTCCGGCACCTGCTCGCCCTTGAAGCGCGAGATGGTCTCGGCACGTTCGCCAGACGGGGTGTCGCCAGTGATGACGCCGCATTCCTTCCCGGAGATGCGGGTGATCTCGGCGGCCACGTGCTGACAGTGCGCCACGCCGGTCGCGAAGATCAGCACCGAGTTCCGGTCGCGGGTCAGCTCGACGATCTCCTGGCATGCAGCCCGCACCAGGTTGTCCTGGTCCATGGCCGCCTCCATCTCGCTGGCGACGAACTCGCCGCCGCGCACATGCACACCGGAGAGATCGGCCCGGGCGCGCCCGCCGCGCGAGCGCAGGCGGCAGAGGTAACCCTGAACGATCATCTCGCGCAGGCCCGCCTCGTAGCAGACCCGGTTGAGGATGTTCTCCGGGCGGCAGATCTCGCCGCCCTTGAGCCGGTACGGCGTGGCGGTCAGCCCGATCACGCGGACATGGGGATTGACCACCCGCGCCTCTTCGATGAAGGTTCGATACATGCCCTCGCCATCGGCGGGAACCAGGTGCGCTTCATCGACAATCACGAGATCGAAGGGCCCTAGTTCGCAGGCCCGGCGGTAGACGGACTGGATGCCCGCCACCAGCACGGGCGTATCGGTGTCGCGGCGGTTGAGCCCGGCGGAGTAGATGCCGATGCCGATCTCGGGACAGATGCGGCGAATCTTGTCGGCGTTCTGCTCGAGCAGTTCCTTGACGTGGGCCAGGATCAGCACCCGCCCGTTCCACACGGTCACGGCGTCGGTGGCGATCTGCCCGAGCACCAGGCTCTTGCCGGTTCCCGTGGGCAGCACGACGCACGGGTTGTCGTCGTTGTGCCGCAGATGCTCGTAGACCGCCGCCACCGCCTCTTCCTGGTAGGGTCGCAGCGTCATCTTCATAGTTGCGCGACCCTCACGATGGCCTTGCCGTCCGGCGGCAAAGGCTCGCCCATGCGGCAGGCGAAGTCCCGGATCTGGGAGTCGTCGCCGTAGAGCCCGCCATGCGCCAGTGCGTCCCAGAGTCCCTTCTGGGCGTTGTCGAGGTCGCGACGACGGCGGTCGGGCGGGTACAGCTCCAGTTCCATGGTGAGGGGGCCGTCGAGTCTGGTGACGGCCAGGGCGCGCAGAATCGCGCAGACCCGTTCGCGGTAGCGGCGGCCCTGACGGCTGATCAGCGTCCGGGGTCCGACACGGCGATAGTAGTGGTTCACGCTCGGCGGATAGGGAAGTTCGATTTCCAGCATCGGATGTGCCTCCAGAAATGAAAGGGGGGAACGGGGCGCGGGCCAAGGAGCGAAACCCGGCATCCCCGCTCCCCCCAGGTGGGGTTGGTGGACTCAGCGCTGCCAGGGCGGCGTCGACCGCGTGGCCTGCGGGGCGGGCGCGGACGGTGAGGCACCGGGCATCGGGGCGGGCCGGGAGAAGGCGGCTTCCTTCTTCTCGTAGCCCTTGATCTCGTTGGTGATCTCGTCGGTGTCGTCACGCTTCCGGCAGGCGACCTTGACCGACAGCGGCAGGTTGTGCAGCTCGCAGGAGTCCTGCGGCTGCAGCACGCCGACGGCGCGGCAGATGGCCGACAGCTCGCCCCGGGCGATCTGCACCGCCTGCGGGTTCGGGTTGTCGAGGTTGAGCCGGGCCCAGAGCTTGCGCCCCTTGTACGGCCCCTCGCCGACCTCGAAGGTCAGCTCGATGAAGTGGCCGTTGCCGGACTTCGTCGGCTTCATCTCCGACTCGGTGATGGCGGCGATGTACTTGCCCGCCGGGATGGGGTCGAAGGACGAGGCTGGGTCCACTTTGCTGGCGTCGAAGTTTCCGAGGTTTGCCATTGTGTGTCTCCTATCTGGTTGGTTTTGTTCAGGCAATCTCTGTCCAGGTGCGACCAGTGTTGATCGCGCCAATGGTTGCGTGGCTCACCCCGAATCGCCGACCGATCTCCCGCTGTGGGATGCCGTCGTTCAGCAGCAGCTTGATCTCGCTGACGAGCTGCGGGGTGAGCTTGGGGTTGGTGCGGATGCACCGGGTCCGCCTCCGCTTGTTCCGGTGGTTTTCGGCGACGGTCACGAAACGACAGTTGCCGGGCTCGTAGCCCCGGTCGTTGTCGATCCTGTCGATCTGAAGGTCGGGCCGATAGCCGTTGACGACCGCCCACGCGCGAAACGAATCGAAGCACGCACGCCATTCGGGGCAGACCTCGATCCCGCGTCCGCCGTACAAAGCGAAGTGCTCATGTCCGGGGTTGTGGCACCTCTGCTTCATAGCGACGTAGGTCGAGTAGAGATGCCCCGTTTCGGCCTGCTTCCGCCGGTACCACGCCTTCCCCATCCGGGCGTTGCACAGCCTGCAGCGGGAAGCCAATCCATCCCGACGTCCGCGATGCCTGCTGAATGCGGACAGCGGCTGGTTCTGCTGACAGACGGAACACGTCTTCGTGCAGCTCTGCGTCCGAACTTCTGGAGAACTGGCCATGATCAATCTCCTTGGTTCTGGTTCAGTTCATCGAGTTCGAAGGTCTGGGGCAGGACGGTCACGGTCAGCTTGTAGGCTGTCCGGCGGCCGCCGCTGACGGCGAACACGAGCCCGTCCTGGCGGGCCTCGTCGAGCAGCGCTTTCAGGCGCGCGGCATAGTCGCGGGCTTTCTCGTCGTGGTTCATCGGGATTGCTCCTCTGCTTGCGGGAACTGATGTGCGAGGCCGTCGGCCACCGCGCCGGTGAACGAGGGCCAGTCGAACGGGATGGTCTCAGGCATGCCGTAGCGGTTCTTCGCCAAGGCACGCGGCGTCTCCTGAGTGATCAGGACGCGGCGGCCCTCGGCATCCATGCGGGCGAGGCAGACGAAGTCGGACCACTCGACGAACACGTTGAGGTAGCCTTCCGGCAGCTCGGCGGTGGTCTTCTCCGTGGTGATGCCGTCCACGTCGGTGATCTCGCTGCGCTTGGCATGCGCCAGCAGGATCACGGCGATGCCGCGCTGGACGATGCGGTCGAGCTGGGGCAGCAGGATCTGGTAGACGTGATTCTTCATCACCTGCTTGCCGTTGCCGTAGCCGCCGTGGGAGCGGTTCAGGGTCTGGTCGAGCTTCCCGGTGGAGCCGGAGACGTGTTCTTCCACGCGCCGCAGCAGCCAGTCGATGGAGTCGATCACCAGCGTCTGGTAGGGGTGCTGTTCGCGCTCGATGGCCGTCAGCCACTGGCTGATGTCGGGCCAGGTCGAGAGGTACGGCGTGCGGTTGGCCTGGATCGCGCCCGCGCCGTTCTCGCAGTCGATGATCAGCGAGTCGGTCGCGCTTGCGCCGAAGGTCGTCTTGCCGATCCCCGGCGGACCGTAGACGATGCCCTTCGGGGCCGAGGGCGTGGGTTTGACGAGGATGGTTTCGAGCAGGGACATGGGTTTGTTCTCCTTGGGTTGGGGTTACAGCAACTCAGGTTGGGAATCGGTCGGGGAACTGGCGATCCCGTCGGCGTGCATGTGGCACGGATGGCAGAGCCAGACCACGTCCAGCCAGTGGGCATCGTCGTAGCCGCGATGGTGATGCGCCTCGATCCGGCCCGAGTCGGAGCGACCGCAGGCCGAGCATCTTCCCGGCACACGCAGACGCCCTGTCTTGATCGCCACACTCACGGCGACACGGGCTGCTTCCTTGTGGGGATGCCGCTGGCGGTGGCGCTGTGCCTTCCTGCGACGCGAAGCCTTGCCTTGCTCGCTGGCCTCGAAGTGTTTCCGGTTCCGCCGGACCACTGCGCGTCCCTGTGGAGAGCAACGGTATTCGCGGCTCAGTTCCGCGGTGCAGCTCCGGCAGGTTGAGCGCCGCCCATGGAGTCCCTGAGCGTGCCTGCCGAACTCATCGAGGGGCTTGGTGAGTCCACACTTCGTGCAGGGCCTACACAGCGTCGAAGATTCGGATGTCTTCATATCCGGTCCTCCATTCGTTGTGCGCCTGGCATTCCTTCAGCCGCTCGATGGCGGCGGTGTTCTCGGCATCGGCGAAGTCCAGGGCGGACTCGGCGACCAGCCAGACGCCGACCCGGAACGGCTCCTTCTTCTCCACGGCCACGATGTGGACCGGGAAGGCGGTGCCGGAAGCGGCGCGCAGGACGGCGCGGTAGAAGGCGACCTGGTGCAGGTAGCCATAGCGCCGGGCGTCCGCCTCGAACCAGGTCAAGTCGTCGCAGGTCTTGAGGTCGACGATGCCGTGGTCGGGGTGGAAGTAGTCGGGCCGCACCTGGCAGGGCATGCCGCAGTACTCGGCCCGACACACGCCTTCCGCCACCCCGCCCGTCAGCAGCCCCGGCGCGACCGGGTGTGCCTGGACGGCCTGGTGAAGCTGCTCGACAAAGGCGGCATCCTCGTCACCGAGGACGGGCCGCCCCTGGGCGTTGGCCCATTCCTGGAAGGCCTTCGTCGCCTTGCCGAACGGCAGCCCGGTCTTGGGGTTGACCGGCCCGCCGACCGCATACTCCGCCTCGAACGCCTCGCGGCCTTCGAGGATCAGCGTGTGGGCGGCGCGACCGAGCAGGTAGGCCGGGGTGTCCTTGTCCTCCACCAGCCCGAGCTGCTTGCGGTGAAACAGCTCCGGGCACTTGCGGAAGTCTGCCAGGCGATGGCTGCTCAGGTAGCTGTGCGCCTGGGCGTGGTAGACGGCGGCATCCTCGCGGATCAGGAAGCTCGGGCGGTTCATTCCTGCACCGCCTTTCCGCAGGCCGCGCAGTCGCCGCAGCTCTTGCCCTTGCCGCTCTTGTCCGGGCGGGCGCACTTGCCGTTGCCGCCGTCGTCGGGCGGCTCGGGGCGCTCCCTGGCGGGCTGCGTGATCTGGAAGGCCTCGTCGCCGAACTGGCGGATGAGGAACTGGGTGAAGATCAGCACCACCTGGCGCGCGATCTCGTTGTCGCCATCGATCACGCAGGCGTGTTTCTCTTCACCGAAGAGGTAGCGCAGCGACAGCCGCACGGCGGGCTGGCCGTGCAGCGCTTCGGCGGCGATGATGGCCAGGACCAGGGAGGTCTCGGCCTCTTCGAGCGGCACGTCGGGCTCGAACTGGTAGCGGTAGACAGTCTTGTTCATGGGGAGGGTCTCCTGGGTTGCGGGTGACGGACGACGCTTCGGGTCTCCAATGATCTTTTTCACCGCGCCACCCCCGACTGGCGGGATTCCGGGGTGTTTTTCCGCCGTTCGTGCGGGGGATTTCCGTACCCGGCGTCGCGGAACGCCTGGCGGATGGGAGCGATGACGCGGTCGCGGAAGGTCGCCCGGGAGAGGCCTCTCTCGCGGGCCAGTTCGCTGACGCTGCGGCCTTCCATGATGCCCGCGCAGCAGTCGCGCAGGCCGCGCGGCAGCCGGGACAGGACGGCGGTCACGTCGAGCCGGAGGACGGCCTCGTCGTGACGGGAGCGCCTGCGCTTGCCCAAGGCGATGTCGATCTCGTCGGCATCGAGGGTGTCGCTCAGGGGGATTTCGCGGCCGTCCTCGTCGCATCCGGCGGGGCCGTCGAGCGATTCGGTCTCGCGCTGGTCGGTGCGCTTCCGGCGGGAGAGATCGCGCAGAATGCGCTTCGACTTCCCGTCGACGACGATGCGGGCGAAGGTGCCGAAGGCACTCCGCTGCGCATCGTGCCGGGGGAGGTGCTCGAGAAGATCGAGCGTGAGGTCGGAGATAAGGTCATCGAGGTCGGCGCGGGTGAGTCCGCAGCGGCCCACGAGTCGGCGGGCGGTGACTTCGATACAGGTGACGGCATCCTCTGTGAGTTCGGGTCCTCTGGCATCCATCGTGGATTGCCTCCTTGGCTTGCGGCCGAGGGAGGCGGCGAGGACGCCGGGCCTGGACGGAGTGCGGGCACGAAAAAGCGGAGGGATCGTGACAGCGCCTTCTTCAGGCGGCGTCCTCGATCACCTCCGCTTGTGCGGCCAGTGGTTCGACTGACGTTCAGGGAAACACGAGTTGTCGGCGGGAGCCTGCCCCGGTTATGGCTGCACCTCCTCCGCGTCACCGACCGCGAGCGTCGACGGCGGCAGCTCGGCCTTCAGCCGGGCCCATATCGCGCGCTGGCGCTGCCAGTCGAGTTCGCGGGCCAGGGGCTGCAAGACGGAGGTATTGAGTCCGTCCCGGTTGCCGTGGGTCTTGGGCAGGAACAGCAGTTCCTCCTGGATGTCCGGGGCAAGCAGGGTCAGGTTGACGATCTGGGTCACCCGCGCCCGGCTGACCTGGCCGAGACGGGCGATGGTGGCGTAGTCCGCGAGCTGCCCCCGCGCCACCATGTCGTCGAAGTGGATGGCCAGGGCCATGAGTTTGCTGATGCGCGGGGTGCGTCCCGGTAGTCGGGGCGGCGTCGGGCCACGACGCACCCGTCGAGGCTCCTGGTGGCCCGACGTGATGTGGAGCTTGCGGGTGACGGTCAGGGATTTCATTGGGCGGCTGCCTCCTCGGTGTTGTGGCGGTTCCCGGCGGCCAGCGCCGCGATGCCGGTGGGGTGGAAGGTGATGGCGACGGATTCCTTGGCCGCGTCATACTCGACGCGGTCGACCAGCAGTCCGAGGATGCGGCGCTGTTCGCCGCTGGACAGGGTGTCCCAGACCGGGTCGAACAGGCGGCAGACCTCGGCGATCTCGCTCTCCCCGAGCGCGGCGGCGCGCAATTCGGCCAGCTTGTTGTGAACCTGCGTCACCTCGCGGGCCAGTTGCGAGGTCCGTTCCTGGACGGCGGCCAGCCCGGCCACGGTCGCGGGATCGTCGGGCCTTGCCGCCAGGGCCTGAGCCTGGCGATGATAGTCGGCCAGCTCTTTCCCGAGCAGTCGTTCGCGGCTGGCCAGTTCCCCGGTCTCGCGGTCGCGGAGGCGGTGCGTTTCCTCGACTACTTCGCGCACCAGGTGCGGGTCCTGCCCGATGGCGCGGATTTCGTCGATCACGAAGCGCTCGATCTCGTCAGCGGGCAGCGTCGGGCGCGGACAGTGCCGCCAGCCCCGGCTCTGCGCGTGGTGGCACAAATAGTAGCGGTACCGGCGGTTGCCCTTCCGGCTGTGGCTGTTGACCATGCCGCAGTCGCAGGCCTTGCAGCGCAGGATGCCCTGCAGGATGGCCTCGCCCCGGATGCGCGTGCCGGGATCGCCGCCGTGGCGGCCGTTGCGCCCAAGTTGCTCCTGGACGGCGTTGAAGGTCGCGTCCTCGACGATGGCGTCGTGTTCGCCGGGGTAGACCTTGCCGTGGTGGCGGACCCGGCCCGTGTAGATCGGGTTGGTCAGCAGCCCATAGAGGACGTTCTTGGTGAACGGCTTGCCCTGATGCAGCTTCCCGCCCCGGGTGACCCAGGTCTTGTTGGTCCAGCCCCGGCGGTCGAGTTCTTCGATCACCCGAAGCAGGCCTCCCAGCTCGAGGTAGAGATCGAAGATGGTGCGGACCTGTTCGGCCTCGGCCGGGTTGACCACGATCCGCCCGCCTTCGGGGGCGGCGTCGTAGCCGAGGACCTGGCAGCCGCCGGACCACTTGCCCTGCTGGCGTGCCAGGCTGATCTTGTCGCGCGTGCGCTCCGAGATCACCTCGCGCTCGAACTGGGCGAAAGAGAGCAGGATGTTCAGCGTCAACCGCCCCATGCTGGTGGCGGAGTTGAACGACTGGGTCACCGAGACGAAAGCCGCCTTGTGTTCCTCGAAGACGCTCATGATGCGCGCGAAATCGAGCAGCGAGCGGGAGAGGCGGTCGACCTTGTAGACGACCACCGCGTCGACCGCGCCCGCCTTGACGTCGGCCAGCAGCCGCTGCAGCGCGGGCCGGTCGGTGTTCGCGCCGGTGTAGCCGCCGTCGTCGTAGCGGTCGGGCAGGCAGACCCAGCCTTCGCCCGTCTGGCTGGCGATGAAGTTCTCGGCGGCCAGGCGCTGGGCATCGAGGCTGTTGAAGTCCTGTTCGAGCCCCTCGTCGGTGCTCTTGCGCGTGTAGATCGAGCAGCGGGTAGTGGTGCGTTTCCGCTCGTTCATGCGTCGGCCCTCCGTGGCAGGCCGAAGAAGACCCGCCCGTTCCAGTGGCTGCCGGTGACGGCCCGGGCCACGGCGGTCAGCGACCGGTAGAGGTCGCCTTTCCAGCGCACCCCGTTCTCGGCGATGGTCACTACGATCTTCTGCCCCTTGTAGAGGCGCTCGATCTGTGCGCCGACCGCCAGTTCGTCATCCGTCTGGCGGAGAACCTCCGGGGCCGGGCGGGTAACGGTCTCGCCGTCGAAGGGCGGCGGCGCGACCGTCTTCGGGGCGGTCAGGCGCAGCTCCGCCTCGTCGGCCAGTTCGATGGCCCGCTGCCGGGCGCGCTCGGTGAGCGCTCCCTGTTCGTTCGCCTGCAGACGCCAGGCGATGCGCCGGATCAGGCACTCCGCGTGCCGGGTGGTCGTCGTCTCGCCGAACACGCGCTCATACTTCTCGCGCAGTTCGCCGATTGACAGCCGCTGCATGGCGGCCACTTCCTGGTCGATGTCGATGCTCATGGTCTGTTCTCCGGTTGGTTGTTAACGTCCTCACGGACAGTGACATGAGTCGCTGAACAGGGCGTGGATGCAAGGGCGGTCGGAGAGCTTTTCGAGAGTTTTTCCGTTAACGTCGGCAACGGCATGGGACGGGTCGGCAACCGGACCACGGCGGCGGCCAGAATCCGGGCCACCTCGCGGCGACGCGCCTCGGGCGGTAGCGGCTCGATATCGGTGCAGCGGGGCATGGCAGGTCTCCTTGATGCTGGGTTGATTGCCCACGGAGACCTGCGCTTGTGCGCCCGGCGGACCGTCCGGCACGGGTTGGCGATTGAACGCACCATTGCGTCAACGCCCCCATTCAATCTTATTCACCGCCGCCGCGCCAACTGGCGGACGGACGGGCGGGAAAAGTGAACGGACGGCGGCGGATGGCCCGCCGCCGGGGCGTTCTTCGAGGATAAAGCCGGTGGGCAGACCGTCGACGACCTTGAGCACGCACACCAGGCCGTGACCGACCTGGCGGAACCGCTCCAGCAGGGCCACGACATCAGTCTTGAGCACGGTGTCGTCCCGGTCGCTGGCCGGGTGGGGCCCGTTGCTGCCGACGATCCGGTAGGCTGGTCGGGAGACGGTGTTCTCGACGAACTCCGGGAGACCGTCGCGGATGGCCAGCCATTCGATGGTGCCGTAGCGGATGCGCTGCATTTCCTCGACGAGGGCGCGCTGCGCGGGACAGAGGTCTGACATGCGGTTGACGGTGTTGCTCATGGGATGCTCCTGGTGTTTTCGGGTCGGTGCACTGCGCGCCGCCTTCACGGCATTTCTTCTACGGCGATGCCGCGAACTGGCGGACGACCCGGCAAAAAAGGCGCGGCGACGGCCAGCCCGGGCTCGTCGCCCGGGTCTTCCTCGACGTCGAGATCGAAGGGCAGCCCGTCGATGACCGTGAGCGAGCGGATCAGGCCGTGACGGATTTCGCGCAGGTGCTTGAGCAGCTCGACCACCTCGTCCTTGAGATAGGCGGTGTCGAGCGCGCTCGCGGGGTGCGGGCGGTTCCGTCCCTTGAGCCTGATCTTGCGCAGCGACTGGGTGAGCCCCGGCTCGAAGACCGGCTCGCCGTCGCGGACAAGCAGGCGTTCGATGCAGCCGAAGCGGATGCGCTGCATCTCGGTGACGAGTTTGAACTGACGGGGCGAGAGATCGGATTTGCGGATTCCCGGTGCCAT